ATAGTCCGAAACACCTAGCTCCTGACGAGTCTCCTCAACCGTCTTACCAGCGCGGAGCAGCTTAAGAGCTGCGCGACTGATATAATTGTTAAGGTAGGCCTCCACCGAACCGGCTTTCTGGGACTTGGATTCCAAATAGGCCTGATTAGTGAGGCGGCTCTGACCCGTGATCAAGCAAGTCAAACGAGGGGTGACCTCTCGCTTACTCGACGTCTTAGTGAGAGTTGCAGTTGCGTTCATGTTTACCTCCTTTCGCAGTAGTTGATGTTGCATTTATTGTTCATACATTATACCGGAAATTAAGATCAAGTCAACTACCAAATAAAATTTTGGTTTGATTTTGTTGATACATAAGTTAATATAATAGTGTATGGGTCGCTTAACGTTTGATGACATTCGAGAAATTGTTAATTATAAACAAAATATAAAAACTGAGTATAAAAAAATTAATTTTAATACTTTTGTAGAAACTGGAACTCATATAGGATCAACTACTTTTGCAATAGCCCCGCATTTTAAACTTATCCATACTATAGAATTGTCTAAACATTTTTATGATCATTGCAAGAATACTGCCCAACAAAATAATGTCAATAATATTAATTTTATTAATGGAAGTTCAGATGAAGTTTTAAAGCGGTTGTGCGCAGAAATAAATGAACCTGTAATCTTTTTTCTTGATAGTCATTGGTCAAAGGAGAATACAGCTCGAGGTACTATTGACGTTCCGCTATTGAATGAATTGAAATATATAAAAAATAGGAACCAACCAGACATTATAATTATTGATGATCATAGATTGTTCGGGTCTGGAGGTGAGGGTGAAGTAGATTGGACGTATATTACAGAAAATAATATTAAGAGTATTCTTCAAGACCATATTTTTGATATTGTACCATTAAACGATCGATACACTGTATTTCTTAAGACAACTTCTTCTTAAATTTGTCAAACTTACTCTCAACTGCTACAAGTTGAATAGGGTTTTTTGGTTTAACAATTTCAGAGGTATGAGAAATATGAGTAGTAAAATCGTAGCCGTTACGAGTCAGAGTAATCATCATTTCACGATCAGCAGGACCAAATCGGTTCTTGCTCCAAGTAAAGATACGACTACCGGGGTCTTCTTCATCCACATGTAAATTAATACAAGCGTCTACCCCGTGAAGAACAGCGGTGGACCCCTTATATATACCTGCCTTAGTTAAGTGACACAGCGCGACAACTGTGCATTGATATTGTTTAGCTTTTTGACAAATAGTCGCAATACAAAGTAATTCTTTCTTACGAGAAGACATGTGTTTCTTAATAGATATAGTTTGAAAACTATCAATAATTATAATATCTAGATCTTTCATCTTCTCACAAAGAGTATCAAGATCTGATTGAACTGCAATTGGTACCGAACTAACACCTAAACGTCTACAAGTAAATGCGAGCTGCTCGATAGATTCTTCACCGGAAGCATAAGCAACACGATGACCTTTCTTAACAAGAGCTTCACTCATCTGCAGACAAAAAGTACTTTTACCAGAACCTGCTCCTGCAGCAATAATATAAACGCCTCCGCGTAGAAACCCACCACATGAATCGTTTTGCCCTCCAAGGAAATCATCCACTTCTACAAAACCGGTCTTAAGACGGTTATAATAGATGTCAGGAATCTTTACATCACCTGCCGGTATGAAATTAGTAGTAATTAAATTCATTTTCATTGTTTTTATTATGAAGGAACGATGAATTTAGTCAAGATTATTAAAGTTTTGTTTGAATTCAATTGTTGTCTTAACATACCTATATAATAACGGAACCTATTTAACTATCAAGATTATAAAAAACGTACATGACTATATTTTAGGTACACATATATTAAAGTATGAATAAAGGAGTATTTTAGATAATATGAAGGTATTGCATAAGTAATTTCCCTAAAATAACATAAGAGTATATAAATATCTTATCATGTTCGATAAGATATATTCACAAATATTATCAGAAGAGATTAATAGTCTTAATAAAATAATAGAAGAAAAAAAAGGTGCTAGATGTACAAAAGTAACTGGTCAGCAATCTTCTACAAGATCAGATAAAAAATACATGAGATGTACAAGGGTTGGCGGTAAACTCAAAAGAGTACATTACGGAGATCCTAAAAGAAGAATAAAGAAATCTAATCCTACGCGCCGCAAATCGTTTAGAGCCAGACACAAGTGTTCTTCAGCTAAGCCAGGTACAGCCAAATACTTTAGCTGTAAAAATTGGTAATGAAAACGTTCAAAGTATTTTTATTGGAAAAGAAAAAAAACATTAAAGAATAGTAATCCTTGTTGGAAAGGGTATAAACCGGTGGGCACTAAGACCAAGGATGGCAAAACTGTTCTTAATTGCGTATCATCCAAATAATAAAACTTGACCTATTATAAAAACTCTTCTATTATAGGTGTGTGACAAAACGAAAAGAATATAACGCAATAACTAATAAAATAGTTAATACTGAAAAGGTATTAGCTCGTGGGCAACGTATACCTGTATTGGAATTATCCTTTAAACCTGATGGATATAGAAAAGATGGACATTTAGTATACATTGACTATAGATGTGCAAAAGAGTTAATAAAAAAACTAAACTCTCAGATTAGAGAAATTGAAGCTACTTATTACCCTGCAGAATTATACAATAGAATAAATAAGATTGTATATGAAGGAGCAGGGCTCCAGCGGCAATAAAAAACCTTATTATTCCTTGCAAGCATTTTTTGATTTGTTAGGAAAAATGGATGGAAGCGGTATTAATAGTATAGCATATGATAACTTTAAAACAAACCGTGAAGTTATAAATTTTAATATGGATCTTTATGACAACTTTCACGGACGAGATGGGTGGAATTATAATCTTTTAACTGGCAAACTCGAACGATTAGATAATAATAAGTAATTGCACCTGTAACACAGCTGAGAAGAGCAGGACGTGCCCGTAGCTCAATTGTCTAGAGCAGCGCTCTTCTAAAGCGCAGGTTGCAGGTTAGATTCCTGCCGGGCACGCCAATTAGAACTAGTTCTAGTTGGTTCAATCCATCCCTATTCAATGCCAGAGTAGCACAACGGAAGTGCGCCTCATTTGTAATGAGGGGGTTATCGGTTCAAATCCGATCTCTGGCTCGTTTGCCAGGTGGTGCAATTGGTAGCACAGCAGACTTTGGATCTGCGTGTTCTAGGTTCGAGTCCTAGCCTGGCAGATTACGCTTTTTATTATGTATTATTTAATGTATAGAACATAAATAATTATATGCCTGTGACTGTTACAAAAGTAGATACTTTTCAAGCCAAACTGAATAGTGCGTTATTCAATCTAACTCAAGCTGATTCAACGACATATCCTGCTATTACATCTGTGAGGATTGAAGGACCAGATACATCAAACGCATTTCCCAATTCAACTTTTGAGCCTTTGACAGCTTACTATATCTTTGATCAGTACGCAATAAGAACTAAAGCTGCTGTATAAGCTAGTACAATACCGACTAAATAATGTTATATGAATATAGATGAACTATGGGCAAATAAACAAGCCGCAGATGGTCTATTAGCATTGATAATAGCATTTGTTACTGGTGTTTTAAGCCCCATAGTAGCTTCATGGGCAAGAGCAAAATTTACCAAACAAGATGTTAAAATAGATGAAGAAGAAACCGATGAAATTTTAAAAATGTTACACGCAAATGAACGAATTGATAGTAGGTTAGAAAGTTTTCGAGCTGAACATAATTTTGATAGAGTATGGATTGCTCAATTTCATAATGGCGGGTCCTTCTATCCTTCAGAAAGAGTATTAAACAAATTTCAAAAATTAAGCTTAACTTATGAAGCTTGTAAAAATGGAATATCCTCTGAATTAAGCACAGTACAAAATATACCAGTATCACTATTCACGGGTGTTTTAAGAAAAGTAAAAGAAGAAGGACATTTTGGAATAGATGACATTGATAAAGCATCTGATACCGGCATGTCATTAAAATCGTTTTGGATTGAAAGAGGGGTGCGAGGTTTTCATATTGCCGCAATTAAATGCTTAAACAAAAAATTGTTGGGTTTATTAATTGTGGATTGTGTAACTGATCCTTGCGAATTTAGTAAAGAAATAATAGATACATTAATTATTGAATCAAAAATTTTAGGCGGCTATTTAATAAAACAAGAAGTTGATTAAGAGCAATATTATGTATAATAAATTTATGACTGATGATGAGTATAAATCATTAGAAGTAGATGCTGCATCATTATACCTATTGAGACGACAGAAAGAAACACTTCATCAACGAGTTTCAGATTTTTTAAGAATAATCATAATTTCTGTTCCTATTTTAATAACATTTATAATTTATTTAATTTTTAATTAATGTGCGTGTTATATTGCGGCTTAAGATAGAGGAAAAGTATCATACCAGTAAATACCGGTCTGAGACTCAGCATTTAATTGTAGAGACTGTTATGATGGCCATCGATAAATTTAGTCTTGTGGATGATTTTTTTGAAATGATTGTTGTGACTAAAGATGATTATGTTACTAAATGTTATTTAAAAATGTCAGAAGAAATTTACGAGTATTTTTTGGATTCTTACGGGGGTAAAAAATATCTGGAAAGAGATTACCAAGTTATTTTTTTAAAAACCGCTTGATATTTTATAATTTTCATTTATTTTAAATGTATGCATAACTTTTTAATCAATGTATTTTTTGTTGGTTGGATTGTTATTCTAGTTGGCTATGTATATTACAATTTTGCTTTCTATCTTACTCGACGTAAGAAGAATGGTGGAGGTGGCCCACGTTCGCGTGGACGCCCTGCTACTATAAACAAGTGAGGTTTAGGGTGACCCTCTTAAGTAAAAACCCTATATTTTTTCGAATACGATAGGGGGCTTTTGCCTCCGTCGTCTAACTGGTTAAGACCCACGACTTATACTCGTGAAGCTCTAGATTTGGGCGCAATGTAGGTTCGAATCCTACCGGAGGTAGAAAAACCTTGCAAATAACAATAATTCTATTATTATAATTTTATGGCTGGCAAAGGATCAAAACCGCGTAGTTGTTTTAGTAAGAAATTTAAAGATAATTTTGACGCAATTGAGAACTGGGCTTCCAAAGAAAATAAAGAGATCAGAAATTATACCGTTAAAAAAGGTAAAAAAATTTACAAATACCCCTGATGGCCCAGTATTCCAATGGCAGAGAAAAACGACTTAAAATCGTTCAAGTGTCAGTTCGAGTCTGACTTGGGCCACATATGAACTCAGATAAATTATTTGAGCAGTTGGAAATTTTGGATAATTATTATCGGTGGTCTGTAAAAGAATTAGATAAAATAATAAAGAAGTACATAAAGATAGAGGAAAACCCTGAGTTTGATATATCTAAAGAAGATAAGCTAGATGCATTGGTGAATCAATTTAATGAACTAGACCGAAGACATAAAGCTAATGAAGCTGTTTTTAGGAAGCTTATATTAGAGTCTAGGCAATATTTTTTAGACAAATATAATTTAGATATATTGAAAATAGTTAATAAACATTTATAATAAACAAATGAGGAAGCTTACCAGGAAACAAATTCGGAAGCTTAAAAAAGAAGGCAGACTTCGTGATGAGATAGAAATTTGGGTTGACCGTCACAATCATAAGTTAGAGTTGCTTCGTACGTGCGCAAGCTTGATTGCGGCCATTAGTTCAGCATTAGTGTTGTTTAAAGTAGTATTGCATTGGTTTTAATGAAAGTTTTTGATCGTATTAAAGAGGTGAGTCTGGCCCTCTTACAAGAGCACCCTGCCTGTCATAGATGCAGGCATTTTAGTTTTATTTTAGATGGATCACATATACTAAAAATTGGTTATAATAGAAGAAAAACCCACCCTAAAAATCTTTTATATGCATATAAAAATCGCAGGGGAGAGTTCATGGCCGATCAAATTGGTATTCACAGTGAAATGGACGCAGTAATTAAATTGGGCTATACTGATTGTTCGGGGCTAACATTGGTAAACACAAGAATTAACAGAAACAATGTGTTTGATATGAGTAAGCCATGTAATGGTTGTTTAGATATGCTTAGAAAATTAAACTTTAGTAAAGTATTTTATATTGACAATAGCAAGCAGTTTAGACAGCTTTAATCTTCTGGAAGCGGTAACCCTGGGGGAAGACTTGGTACATTTACCGGAAAAGGTATTTTCCAGTGATCTACATTTGCATAGACTGTAGGTATCGTTTTTAACCAGTCACTATGTTTTTTGAGTTTAGTTGTTTCTTCCTCAGAAAAATATTCAGGAAACTTAGAAAGATATTTATCAATAGTATTTGCGAAGCTTAAAAAACCGTTCAAGGTTGTTTCTCTAGTATTTGCATGTATTCTGTAGGGAAATGAAGCGCTTATCTTATTAGTTTCATGATCAAATTTTATTCCAGGAAACGTAATTACAAGACCTATAACCCCTGTACCTTTACTATAAGTAAACGTATATTTTCCTCCCGGGACATCTTCTTCAAAATCCGGCACATCTTCATTTGTATAATCACCCGTTACAGATGCAGCACCTACAAGATTATCTAATGCATCAACAACTATAAATGCGTGCCCTGGTATTCTACATTCTTTAGGTACTACAGGCTTTATATCCGTTTTGTCAACAACCCCGTTTATGGTACCGTCTTCTAATGTTACATCAAGTGTTAGAAATCTATTTCCTGTATAAATACAATTTACAGTATTATTTTTTAAGGTAGTTGTCTTATAAGGTTCGTCTGGCAAAATAAATGTAAATGGCTTATTCATATTTTATTTATTGTTGAAAAAAGCAAGAGTCACAACATATAAATTTTATTCTGACAGCACCTAACCCTCCTCTATAGCCGCCACTTCTTACATTTACACAACTACTATGTGCGGGGCCAGCAAATCCATAAGGAACGTAGGGTAAACAACCGTTTGTTTCATAACACCCACACATTGTTGCACCACTCCAACATTGAAACGGTGCCCAGCCATAAGTTGGAAATCTAGAAGCAGCTTGAATTGCATAAAGATAGTTATTAAGACCTTGACCTGACCAATTCGCACCCCCATCAGTGCCATTACCGTGTTTATAATGTATAACTGCGGGATCTTCAGATATAGTACCTGCAGGAGCCCATACATGCATTTGTGAGTAACATGCAACAAAATATAACGCATCACAATGCATAAAGTTTGTACAAGAGAAACACCCTATACAATTTACATCACCTCCATACGCACATGCAGGCGCCCTACATTGTGCACAAGGTCCTCCTACGTTGCCAGTATTACAAATAACACCGCACCCCTCGCCATGTGAAGCAAATTGAGACCCAGGAAATCCTATGCTCAAAAAACAACAAAACGGAGTATAAGAAGCCGTGTTACACAGGCTTGTTCCTCCTATACCGCCTTCCGCACACATACACCCGTTTGTGTTTCCGCAACAATCGCATGCGCCGGTCCAGCATATTCCGGTTGGTTCTCCTCTTCCTCTTACATAAAAATCTCCAGAATCATTATTAGCGCATGATAGACCGGGTGAGCCGTTTACAAAAGAATTAGGATATACACAAATAGTTTTTTTAGAATACGCTCCAGGATTGCCTGGTATTCCACCTCCACAGCAACACATACGAGCACCAGATCCACCAGAACCCCATATTTCTATTAAAGCGTTCCCACACCCTGGAGACGGCCAATAAAATCCGCAAGTTAATCCAACCTGGGTTGAAGGGGCAAAAGTCCAAATTCTTCCTCTATCTAAATTGTCTTCTCTCGGAACAACCTGTCTACGTGTTAGTAATGTGGTTAATGATGCCATTATGATAATAAATATGGGAAATAGGTAAATTTTGCTGCTCCCAATCCTCCTCTCACTGCATGATCTCTAACACCGGCGCAAGGAAATCCAGAAAGACCGCCCCACGCTATAGGTAGAGTTTGCTGACATTGTGTTTCTTCTCTACAACCATAAAACAAACATGCCCAACAATATGCATAAGGTATTCCTCTTCCGGGAAATCTTGTTAAACCATTTATTGCATGAATCATAGGTATAACTCCTTGACCGGACCAATATGAATGACCATTAGTATTTTCAGATGTTACTGCAATAGTTCCGCCCGGCTTAGACGAATAAAGACCGGGCGGTATGCCCATATGATTGATGAAATAACATGTATTACATTCGGCTTGACATCCAAAAAAAGCAGTGCACGAAACAGAGCTTCTTATTCCTATATCATTTTCACAATTACACACGCTTACATATGCATTTCCATGATTTGATTCAGGATAAGTAGAGCTAATATTACACACTATACCACAGTTTAACCAACAACAACAAAAACAACACGACGGTGTATTACACCAATCTGAGGCTCTAAAACAGCAATAAACACTACCTCCAGTTAAACAAAATGCTGTACCTCCTAACCCCCCTTGTGCACAAGTACAGCCACAATATGTGCTTCCATCACAATTTAATGCACCAGACCAATACCAGCAAGTTGCTTCACTACAGCCTTTAAAACAAACATTATCACAATGACAACCATGGCCTATATTACCACAAAATGTGGTTGATGGGTTAACTCTTAAATGTACTTTTGCATATGCTCCTGAATTACCAGCAACTCCACCGCCACAACAACACATTTTTGCACCAGATCCGCCTGCACCCCACGATTCAAATATTACTGTACCGCAACCTGGTGGATTATAGCACCACGCATAAGGTATATCATAAAACTCTGTACCTGGGCAAAAAACTTGAACCTGACCTCTTTCTAGATTATCCTCGTTAGGCACAACTTGTCTACGCGTTAATAATGTAGTTAAGGAAGCCATTATACACTTATTCTTTCTCTATCAACATAATCTAGATAGGTTATTTTTATATGACCCATTCCTCCCCGGTAGCCTACCCCCCGATAATTTACTACAGATGTATTATCAGGTATAGCGCCAACACCTGGGGGAAAATATTGTATACAACCAGACATATCATAGCCGTTACAAACCCCGGTATAAGCACCCCAACAAGCTGCAGGAGGAAATCCAGTTGCAGGATTTCTTGATGCTACATTTAATGCATTTATAAATTGATGATAGCCAATACCTTGAACATTTGCATAACATCCGCCGCACGATCCATTCCAGTCTCTTTGAAATGTAATTATAGCACCGTCTGTTGATATAATACCTGGAGGTACCGGTACATGGTGAAGTGCAAAACAGTATTCACAACACGGGTTACAACCTAACATAAACGTAGTACAGCCTACTATGCTGGGGCAATTTATATCACCTCCAAATGCGTTTCCAATCGCTACACTGCTAGAGGTATTGCAAATTATACCACATCCTGGGCCAGTAAAACATCCCTGCGATCCGCAATATCCAGCTGCAATAAAACAACAATATATACTACCAGTGTTTATACAAAGTGTATTACCGCCGAATCCACCCTGTGCACACATACACCCACATGTATTATTTGCACCTGTCCAGCAAATACATGTAGATTCACTACAACCTCGAAAATTTAATGCGGGGTTATTACAAGAGTGACCGGGCCATCCGCATACATAACTTCCTGCACAAACTTCTATAGTTTTCTTAGCATATGACCCGGAATTACCAGGGGTCGCACCTCCACAACAGCACATCCATGCCGAGGAGCCACCCGCGCCCCATATCTCTATAATTGCTGTACCATTTCCTGGTGCATTCCAACAAAAATAACACTGCGCATAGGTATATATATTACCATTTGTATAGCTATGCAGCTTACCCTCTTCTTGATTATTTTCTAATGGTCTTAACTGTCTTTGTGTTAAGAGTTTATTTAACGAGGCCATAGCATTACCTTTCTGAGGGTTACGCTATACCCACAAGCTTCCAATCTGGAATGCCTCCATCTGTAGGAACAGAATATACTAACATTACCATGGATCCATTTTTGTCTATTTTAAGAATATTATCTAAAACTCCATCTTGAATGCCGTTAATAGTTACTGTGGGGTGTGCGCTTACAGTAATATTGCGAGTAGCGGCTTGTCTGCCGCCGTCTAATATTCTAACTTCCATTCCGTCAGGCATTTCCAGGGGCAATACACAAGTAACTGTAGCTGTTCTGGTGCTAACATTCAATGAATGTCTCATTGCTGTAACAGCCAGTATAGTTGTGGTTCCAGATATATCAGGACCTATATTAACTCCGGAAACTGAAGCCCATCTGGCTCCTTGTTGTACAAAACTAAATCTAACCAATGTATCGCCAGACAATGGCCCAGTATCATTAGGATCTTTATTATAAATAGGTGGTTTTTCAAAACGAACAATGCCTGTACCGCTGGGTATAATATTTAAATCTGTATCAGGATTGGTTGTATAGATTGTGTTGCTACTTAATCTTATTACATTAGTACCAATATAATTGGCAGCAGAAAGAGCTTCAGCAGTAACTGTGCCAATAACACCAACACCACCAGATACCACTAACGTACCAGTTTCTTTACTGGTTGAATCAATATTTTGAGTCAATCTTAAAAATCTAGCAGATAAAGATTCTGCAGATAAAGTTCCGGATATATTTGTGACTCCTTTTATAAAATTAAATCCAGAAACTTCATTTGTTCCAACCAGGTAATTAGTACCAGATAAACCTATTGTACCAGATAGTTGAGTTATGTTATTACTAGTAAATCTGGTTAAAACTTGAGAAGTATTAAATATTGAAGCGGTGCCTGTTAAATTAACCACACTTGTTTGTTGTGCAGAGAGTATATTATTAATAGATAATGTACTAGTCCAAATTTTACCTGTATTATATTTTAAGGAAGAACTACCAATTATTAATTGATTATTTCCATCAACAGTAGCCCCTTTGCCTATTACCAAAACATTGCTTGGTGAACCCACAACATCTGCAGTACTACCAATAATAATATTATCACTTGAGCCTACTACACCCTGTCCTGCGTTGTAGCCAATTATAATATTATCATTTCCAGAAGCATTTTTACCAGCTTGATAGCCAAGTAATATGTTATTATTGCCTGTGCTAGAATCTCCTGCAGCATAACCTATATGAATGTTTTGAGTACCAACAATATTGTTTTGACCTGCATTAGTACCAATAAAAATATTGTTGTTAGCATCAACATTAGAATAACCCGCATGGTAACCAATGAAAATATTATCACTTCCAAATTGATTAGACTTTCCTGGATCAATACCTATGAATATATTCTGTAATCCTGCATTTGTGTTGTTTGTAGAACGACCCAAATACATGGTTTGATTGTCGAAATCAATCTGTAAGTTGTTAATATAGCTAGAAGCACTAATTTCTCCGACAACAGTTAGCTCTCTATGAGGAAACTTTGTTTTAACTCCTACAACTCCTTTTGGTGATGTGCTCGGGGCTGTAAAAGCATTACCAACATATAGGACATCTACTCCGTCACCATCAACAAAGCTTGCAACAGTACCTGCTCCGGGGCCTTGAAATACATATAACGCAGGCCCGTCACCATAATTTACTACACTTAGTGCACTAGTAGTAGTAATAATAGTATTTGCAAAATATGCGCTGCCTGCAGCGAAGAAATTACCAAGCACCCGCAAATCATTTGTAACTAATGCCGAACTTAAATATACTAAGTCGGAAGACAAATAGTCTTTAGTTGTATATCTTGCACTTGTGTCAAACCATGAACTATAAACTGATGACCAGCTAGCACTATTTGTATTAACTGTGGAGTAAGAAGTTTCCAATTTAGGAAGATATGCATTATCAAATAAATTTTGTATATTTTGTCCGCCGCTATAAAATCCTGTTTGAGTAAATATAACATCAGTAGCACTTATAGTCCCGACAACAGTTAAAGTTTCGTTAGGAGCAGTTGTCTTTATTCCAACAGCACCTGTATGAGGCCCAGGAGGTGAGGTGTTACCAATAACCATAACAATACCTCCCTCTTTATCCCAAAATTGTGCTACATCATAAAAACCATCTTGTTGAACATATAGTGCTGGTCCTATACCAACATTTACCACACTCAAGGAGCTTGTTGTGGTAGCATTAGTAGTAATATAATTAAGACCACTTAATGCAGATAATGCTCCAAAAATTAATACATCTCCTAAAACGTTTAGATTACCAGATAATTCACCTCCAGTTAATTTAAAATATAAACTACTTGCAGAGGTTTCCGTAAGCCATGTACCACTATTAGTAGCCAATGTTGTGTATGTGGAAACCCAGCTACTACTATTTAAATTGACTGAAGTATAATTTGACAAATAGCTTGAGCTATTTGAATTGAGAAAAGTATATGCTGAATCTATAGTACGAGTAGATAAAAGTCTTCTTGTACCGTTTAAATCAACAGTAAGAATGAATGTTGCACTAATTGGTTTTGCTGAGGTAACTGGTACACCAAAATTAGGCTCTGCATTACGTAGATCTAAAAATTGATAGCGCTGGGGATCTGCTTGTAAAGGGGAATTAACCCTTTCCCTGTTGCTTAAGAGAAAAGGAAAATTGCTCATTAGTTTGCATTAAACGCTTCTAATAAAGACAAAACAATATTAACCGCGCTAGGAGCGCTGCAGTAAGCTACAACCCCATCACCTTCTGTGATTAATACCTTGCCTAATGCCATATTAGCAGCATCATTTTTTGGTATATTAAAACCGGAGACAAGATAATACAATGTTTTATCTGTAGCGCTAGAGATACCTATGGTAATAGTTTCAGTCGATGAGTTGGCAACATTAGCACACTGTACACTCAAAATAATTGTAGCTCGTTGATCTGGACATATATATATAGGTATAATATTAGGGGTAAATGTATCAAGAGTTCCTATATAACGGGTAAATTTATTTAAGGGAATCTGAGCCATATAGTTTATTTATTCTATTGATAGTACAAACGGGGTTATTAAAGAGAAAATAGATCTTTGGAACGTTCGACCTTCAATGGTTCCTGTAGCCTGTCTTATAGTAAAGTCAGTACCTACTTTAAAATCACCTTGCTCATTAGTTAATGTTACAAATATCTTTCCGCCATCTCTTTCACATACTTCATTTTCAGGTTTTGCAACACCCCCTAATACCGGTAATGCTTTATTTAAGATAGTTCCAGATCCAACAAATTCCATTGTATATGCACTTGCAAGAATAGAACTTCTTAAATAAAATTTAATTGAAGTACCTGCGGGTATATCATAAACTAAATTTTCATCTGTAGTAAATTGTACTCTCTTGAATACAGTGCTTGTCGAAAGAGCAGAAGTCACCGTATAATAAGTATTAGGATAATTAGGTTCATTAAATACCATTAAAGGTGCAGGTGTAGTAGCTATTTGTGTGGGAAGAACTTGATCAATTACAAGAATGTTATCTCCTGCAGAAACACTATTCACCAAAGTGCCTGTTATTACTGGAGTATTAGATCTTCCAAATGCTGCAAGACCAGACAACCCAAACGATGCATTTGATGTATTAATATCACAACCTCCTCCAGCACTCACAATCACCGCAGTAGTACAAGCAACAGTAAAAATACTTACCAATTGTGCATAACCATTATTTAAAATTACAATACCCTCGCCACCTTCATTAAATTGAGTGTAAGAATCTAATACCATACTTCTTATGTATCCCCCGACTCTACTTCCGTCTATTCTCATACCACAGCCTGCATCGTTTGCTCCATCTGATGATGATCTAGTAATCGAACTACACCCCTGAACATAAGGACTAGTAACAATATAGAGAGGATTTCCAAAAGTATGGATATTAGTAGAAGGTGGAGTAACTTGATACAAAGTTAAAGGAGCTGTATTAAAAGCAACTGCATACTCAGGATTACCAGAATTAAGGCTAGGAAATGCTACAGCCGCAGATGGTCTTTTATGCTGTCGAAATGTAAATCCCCACACGTAATCTGCATTTGTTACCCACAATATGTCATAGGTCGGATTCAACGGAATAATACTAGTTCGCCTTAAATTGTCACCGTGCAAAGTTGTATTAGGAGGCACATATATTGGATTTTTTTCGTAATAAGTTCCTGATTTAACAAAAATAGAATAATTGTTATAAGGGCGAGCTGCTGCGTAAGAGCAAGCTCTTTTAATAGTTTTAAAAGGATAATTTTCTGCTACACCAATATTGGTGTCAGCACCACTAACTGTAACATAAAGAACGTTTGGCGTTTCAAATAAACCGCCGCTTATAAGATTAGAAATAGTATAGAAATCTACCTTAAACTCTCCTTGATTTGGTCTAAACCCTACTAGAAAATCTGATGCCAATGGTTTAGTCTGTGCGAAATCACTAAAATTACGGTACATAGGTATATTATTTAGTTTTGTACCGACTAAAATGAGTAATAGATACTACGAATTATTTGCAGGAGAAGCGTCAGAATTAACCGTTTCCAGAGGAACGATATCTACACGACTCAGTACGCGTTGACCACTAATAAGGGTAACAGGTACTAGAGCTGCATTGCCTTCCTTAAGAATAGCCTCAATTTTACTCTTAAGTTCAACTAATTCTTGCTCTCTTGACGAAAGTTCTTGTGTTGACATATCTTATATATATACTTTTAATTTGTTATTTCAATATATGAAAATCTTTTACTTGATGATGCTAGCGTATATCCTGCATCATTAGCAAAAATTATATCTAAATGTTGAGGATGATAATAAGCGGGAAGAGTAAACTGTAAGGTGTTATTTGTCCATGCAGTATAATCCGAAATAGGGTAAGCGCTAAAGGGTGGGTTATTAGCACTCACACTTTTAACCCCACTATATAAATTATAATATTGTTCTGTACCATCAAATTTATTAGAGCTTAAAAACAACCCAACATTAGTTTTGTAATTAAACATATTACCTTGAAGAGTAATAATTTTGCCAGATACGCCTGTTTTAACGGTAAATGTAGGAAATGTCTTCATTACGGTCCAAATGGAGTATATAATTCTACCGAAGAAATAACCGGGCGACCAGAAACTGTAACTGTTTCGGTATTAGCAACAGCAGAAAGAGAAATAGCATCATCTGTGGTTATTGCTTGAGTTTTTAGGGTAGTATAACTTCCATACTCTAATGTAGTGCCTGAACTTACTGCTGTAATATTAGTATCAATTTTAAAAATATTTTTTACAGGAGCTTGAGGATCGGGAAATAACCAACCTTTAATCGTAAATCCGGTATCAGCAATTATTTGTGCTTTTTGTGAGCCGTTAATATCAGTGGGATAGGAAAGATTGACGCTACCGTTCCAAGACACTTCACTTCTAATCTCTTGTGTATATGGTAAATTAAATTCTTTTGGTATTGTCCAACTTAAAATAATATAGGGATTGTTAAAAGGTATAAAATTGCTTAATATTTGATCCATATCTGATTGATAGCGAGTAATTATACTCATCTTAACATCAATATTAACTGGTACTGGGGCTTTATAATAAAATGAAACACTCGAGGGTTGATCTTCAATAGGAGTACCGTGTGCATAAAAACCTGCATTTTTATTGAAAACTCTATTATTGTCCCTCATAATTGAGCCAATGGTTACACTAACAACAGGTAGAGTTAAATTTTGACCTGGGTTAATTAAATCAAACAAAACCCGCTGTTTTGGAGCATAGATATATCTTACTTGTTGTTTTGCACCAACATTACGATTTTTGTCATATCTATTAATAACAACATGATCAAATGCTGCTAAAAACTGTATTAACAGATCTTTTACTTCAAAGTAATAGCTTTGTAATTTAATATACTTTACCTCTCTTATATTTAAGAGGTTAAAGGGGCTTAATTATAGTATTTCCACTTGTTTGCAGATAACTTTACAGATAGCTTTCTCTTAACGGAAGGCTTCATAAAAGATCTACGGATTCTAACTTCTTCTAATATACCGCATCTCTTAACTGCATTTGTAAATTGTTTAAGTTTTTTATCAAAATATAGTTTATTTGAACATTTATTTTTATCTAATTTTACTTCACAATTTATCATTTGTTTATTTATCCTGAATTGTTACTTCTTCCATAATAGAAATTTCTGCAATAGTGTTAAAAAATTTGTTTGGTTTTTTAGAAATTAAATTTTTAGCTGAATCTTCTATGTGTCTTAAGTTATGGCTTAACTTGTCTATGGTATAGTCTAAAATAATTCTTTTATCTACAACATTATATCCATAAGGGTAAGGTATTTCAAAGATTTTTTTCGTATGATGAATGCCTAGAGTAAAAACAAGATAAAAGTCCTTTATACAAAAAAGTATCAATTTACCACTCTTGACCGTCTTACCATTAACAATAAAATTAACTTTTTGTTGAAGGAAGTTACTGATAGATCTCTCTAATTTTGATGTCATATTATGTATCCATGTAAGATATTTTTTGTGATGGTGTTAAGCCAACTAAATTTTCTTTGAAGTATTTCCAGAATGCTTCACCTGCAGGTATAGATGTTATAAGATCACAACTATCACAGCCAACTGCTCGATAATCTTGCATAAAAATATCCCATACAATAACAAGATTTTTTTGTGTGGGGTTATATTTTAAAGGTCCTTTTGCTGGTCTATAATTTAATGTCATTCTCCCATCAACACTATTCAACAAAGATTGAGCATTAGTACAAAGCATTCTCCGGGTATTAGGCTTGCCCGGTTTAAGTCTGCGCCGGGCAAACTTTATTTCACAAACATTATTTTGTAGCACGGACCTTAAGCTTGTTAGTGATACTAACATCTTTTTCCCTCGGCTTAACTACACCGAATATTCGTTGTTCATTTAAAAAAATACCTGCGCGCAATGTCCCGTAATTAACTACATCAATATTTGCTATTGGCACCCCCATATTGTTAGGGAAGCAAACATGGTCTCCAACCTTGACCAATCTACAGTTAATACCTGTTAATATTACCTTACCAATACGCCATGCATTCGTATCAGCATTTACAGGTACTAGAATACCGTTTCTAACTATTGTATTTGAACTGCCGCCATCATCAACAAATTCAACTAAAATTACATCATCTAAAAGATTTACAAGATCATATCCCATAAACATACTATTAAATATATTTTTAGGCATTCCTCCTAAATCAATTAAACTTTTCTGTACAGGTAGTTGATCTACATTTGGTTTGCTCATATAGTCACTTATGAGTCAATTAGTTGAAAATCAAGAGGTACTGCCTTTAGCAGGTTTTTTGATATAATGTATTCTTTGTTTGCGGTATTTTGGTAATAAATTAGACAGAAACCTATATTGATCAATATTATCAAAATTCTTTCCAAATCTATTAAGAGTATCGTTAATAATACGAGCGGCTAAGGGATCAAGCATTGATAACCAACGATTAACCAGAAATGGTTGATATTCTTTTTCTTCTTCAAAATTAGTAAAGGGGTTTGTTTTTTTAGTAAAGGCAATACCCTCAATAATGTCAAAAATGTTCATTTGATTAAAATACCTAGACCAAAATGTTCTCTTATATTATAAAAACTTGCATTATGTTTACCAGATAAATCTATACAAACTTGTTTAACTACTGGAAAACTCTCTGTATCGTGCAGAAGAACAATATCACTATGTAACAAAGACCATTCCGCACAATCAAAGGTAGGTTGATATTCATGCACTATATCAACATGAATTAGATTATAATGATTATTATTTTTTTTAATGAAATTATAAAAATTGTCTTTAATAAGCTCAACATTTGGGAAGTGTTGGAGATTATTCTTTGTCTGTTCGTACAAATTATTCATCTTATTATTTGCATGTTTATCACTTTCAAATGTATCTACCCCAATAACCCTTTTAAAAAAATTTGAAAACACAGATGTAGAATACCCACGATCTACTCCAAACTCTAATGCTATATTATTTTGTATTTTAAAATCATGCATTATTTCAGCTATATATCTTTCTAATCCAAGCCAAGCTGATGGGCAGCTATAAACTTTTAAAATACCTGCGTATTCACCAGTAGGTGTATACGGAATCATTAATGTGAAATAATCTTGGTTGATGCAATAAAGATATTATCATTAATCTGATAAAAGGAAGAAATTACCTCAGACATAAATTGTGTGCATTGAGTATCGCTTAGTTCGGTACTAAATGCAAACGCCGGTGCTTGCTTACCAGCTCTTACATTGATACCTGTATGACCTAACGCGGCATTATCCTTTACATGTACAATACTTACACTACATTTACCCTTATGTTGTGTCACACCGCCCTGGGTAAACTCTTTTGTAACCATTAAATCATCACCATCTACTTCTATAGGTGCATTAATAAATTTAAAAAGTATATTGGCAATATTTGTATTAAACATTCTTTGATAACTAATTGCACCAAACCCCTCGGTAATAAGAGGTATTTCATAAAGAAAATGAATCATATCCTCACTATATATAAAATCCTTGTTAAGTGAGTCCTCTTGATCGATCAAACCTTCTGTCTCCACTTTTGCAGGAGCACGAAAAGCAATAATGTTGCCTATGGGTAAAGTCTTATCACGAAAATAGCGATATGCAAAACGTCTGTGAAGAGCTACACCGTCATAAACTTTAATATCTGTAACGATCATATCTATAGATAATAACTACACTCGAGGATAATTCAACGAAAAAGACTCGTCCCGCATTTTTTTCTCTCCTGTCCATTATAAATGGTTCTGATCCTAATACCCACATACTATTATAATCAAATTTTGTAAGAAATCAACTAACATTTTTCAATTGAAACCAGGTTTTTTTATTATAAATAACTAATGCCTGAATACGGTAATACAGATACTGATCGATCGCAAACATTTGGACGATCTTTAATGAATTATATTAACTCTAAGCTTCCATATCAAAGTTACTCTACTATTGATACCATTAGCAAGCTTAATCCAAAGTACAAGATATTTCAAGATACAGGCAGTAGGCGTACCGAGGCATTAGCAAGACAGAGTATTAGCAGTAACTCAGAAATTAATAATCTTGATCCCGCGGGAATTATTGGTCTGGATAATAATTTTACACAATACATGTATGCAAATATACAGCATGATAAAATTTCAAGATTACGCGATTATCGTGTTATGGCATCATTTTCAGAGGTTGCAGATGCATTAGATGAGATATGTGATGAAGCTGTTAATAGAGACAAAAATGGTAGAGTTATAAAATTAACTTTTCCTGACTTAGATATTGACGATAAAGATAAAGAGGTGTTGCAAGGTGAATTTCAGAAATATGTAAATTATTTTGATTTACCCCACAAAGGGTGGGAGTATTTTCGTCAACTTCTTATAGATGGTGAAATTTATTTTGAGCACATTATACACAAGAGTTACGAAGAAGAAGGTATTTTAGGTGTTGTTACTATTCCTACAGAATTTGTTGATCCTATTTTCGGTAACGTCCAGAATATGATGATTAAAGGATATCTTTTAAGAAAGCCAGTTTTTGATAAAACAAATCCAACTAAAATAGTTGACTATGAGATGGTGCCTATGGATAAAAACCAAGTCACTTATATTAATTCTGGTATATGGAATGAAAACAGAACTATAAGACTCCCGTTCATAGAAAATGCGAGAAGAGCTTATAGACAGTTAAGCCTTACTGAGGATGCTATTGTAATTTATCGCTTAGCTAGAGCACCAGAGCGTTTAGTTTTCAACGTTGATGTAGGTAATATGCCCCCGCCTAAGGCTGAGGCGTATTTAAAGAAACTAATGAATCAATACTGGTCTTCAAAGACATACGATAGTAGTCAAAACTCAGGGGTTGCTGTTAAGAAGTTTAACCCACAATCTATATTAGATAATTTCTGGTTTGCTAAAAGGCAAGGCAGCGAGGGTACTAGCGTAACAAGATTAGAAGGCGGTCAAAATTTAGGAAAATTAGAAGACTTAGAATATTTTGTAAAAAAGCTTTACAAAAGCTTAAAAGTGCCTGTATCTCGATTAAATGTGGATGATGCTTATAAAGACGATGCAAATATTTTAAGAGAAGAATTAAAATTTGCAAAGTTTGTAGTAAGAATGCAGCAGAATTTTGCTCAAGGGTTAAAAAATGGGTTCATTACACATTTAAGGTTGCGAGGATTGTGGAAAAAATATGAACTAAGAGAAGATCATTTAGACTTGGAATTTAATGTACCTATTAATTTCTTTGAAATGCGGGAAGCACAGAAGCAAGAAATTAAGACAAATACATTTCAAAATATCTTACAAGCATCTGATAATATTAGCAAAACATATGCTCTTAAAAAATACATGGATTGGACAGATGTTGAATTACAAGCTAACAGGGAGTTTATGCGTAAAGATATGGCTTTTGCGTGGGAGTTAGAGCAAATAAAGGCGGGTGGACCTAGTTGGAAGGAAAATGCAATTGCTGCGGCTGGAGAGGCTGAAGGTGAATTAGGCAGTGCAGCTGGCGGAGGTGTATCAGGTTCTACACCTCCTGCGTTCGGACCAGCGCCAGGAGGTGAGGCCGAGGCAGGGCCTGTAGCAGCACAAGCTGCAGCTGAGCCTGCACCTGTTGAGGGAGGCACTATTCCGGCTCCTACAGGGGCTGCACCGGCTACTCCAGCCGTTTAATTCGACGTAAAGCAAATTTTAATTTCTTAGTTTCGTATAGCCGAGCATCTACTTCTTCTGGAGCAAACCAGTACTTATCATTAACTAATAACATATCTTTTTGAGAATATGTAAACTGGGCTTGAAGACGTTGAATTTTATATTGAATAAAATGTCTTAATTCATGTAGTAAATTTCTTACCATTCTTTTAACTTTTTGTTTTTTATTCTTAGTATATACATCTATACCTATAGAAATACGGTTATTAACAATATCATAATCGCTATGTATGCCATTTTTTTTAATGTGTATGTATAAAGTCTTATTGGAAGGATAGCCTTCCTTATAACATAGATATTTTAAAACATTACACAGTGACTTAAAACACACCTCATGTTTTTTAAGCCAAATATGGGATGGTCTTGAGAATACTATATTCACTTTAACCAAACAGTTGTCGGGTCGAATGCTGTAGTATCAAGAAAATCCCATACTTCATATTGTGGCTTATTATCGACGCTCGCCGCTTTAATAAGATTATTTAGAAGAGTTTGTAAGTCTTGAATATGCCATACATCATCCAATAAACGTCTACCTGAAGTACGGGTTTTGTGTGCGACATGATCTGCATATGAATAAGCAAAACCAGCAAATGGCGGTATCATACAACCAAGGCTTACTAGGTTACCTAAAATTCTAGAACACACTTCTTTACCTCCCACTGAATGCATTGTTACAACTGCACATGCAGGTTTACCAACCAAATATTTTGAACCTTCAAGCACTGTCATTTTTTCAAATAAAAGCTGCATAGGTGAACCCCAACTATCCCAATATGTTCCTGTAGCGAAAATTAAACAATCTGCTTTTTTAATATTCCGCTTTACTCCATTCCAACAAAATGTAGGCTGCAAATGAATTGTTTTAACTCTCACATCATCGTGTGTCTTGAGAATCATTTTCTTAATCTTTTTGAGTAGCATAAAAGTATTGCCAGAACGCCCTCCTATGGCTCCGTTAATAACAAGAATATTTTTCACCTATGTATATTATAAATGAAAATTACCATAAAATCAAATACAATCTATAACTATATATAAATCAATAATTTAACTATTTAAATTTAGAACGTTAAATTTTATTTGATTTCAGCCTATATATAAGTTATATTATGGTATGGAAACATTCACAGTAGTTATTAAAAACGTGTACGCTACAGATAAAACCAGGTCTATTAAAATTAGAGCAGAAGACCATTACTTAGCTCATAAGCAAGGATGTGACGAGAGTAACCAGCTGCGTGAAGATATTATTTCTATTAAAGATAGTCGAAAAACAGAAGTGTATAATATTGAAAAAGGCTTCCTTTTCGAATAAATAATAAAAAGACACCCGCAAAGATGAATAAAGAATGAACAGCGTTCAGCTTGTTGTTACGGATCAGGGTACGAGCGGGGCATATCACACAAAGTTATTTATTGATGAACAAGAATCCGGCATCCTTTATTTGAATAGCGAGCAGTTTAACTCAATTTCTAAATTTTTAAAAGATGGATGTAGTCAAAACGGTATTATTTTTTCTGTTGAAAACCCATATGACTTAAGCTATATGGATGATGTGGAAGAGGAAGATTATCTAGAATAAATAATTGGGTGAAGAAAACCCAATTGGCAGGAAAAAGTTTCTGTGAAGAATTCTGCTCTCATGTTTATGAGGATAGAACTCATAGTAGTTTTCTCATCAATGTTGATCATGAATGGTTTGCTACACTCAATAAAGGCATGGAGAAATTAAACTATAAGTTAGTACATTTTACAGAAATGCCGAAATCGTTGACTTGTGTATACGTAAAAGCTTGACTTATCTTTTTTATCCTGTATCCTATAATAAGTGAAAGAAAATAATGTGATACCAGTATTTAATTCGGATCTTCACACTTACACAGATCCAAATGATGGGTTTAGGTATACAAGCGTAACTAGATGGATTGACAAATTCAAACCGGTTTTTGATAAACAAGCAAAAGCTGCAAAATTGGCCGCAAAGGAAGGTGTATCAATAGATTTCATTCTGGAAGATTGGCAAAGAAAGAAAGAAGAAAGCATCAAATATGGCACTCGCCTTCATAAGGCATTAGAATTATTTCACAATACCGGTAATATAGAAGATGAACAATGTAAGATTGTAGTAGATGAATTTAAAAAACTTAAATTAACATTTTCCGAACAAACTTTTCACGAAAAATTGGTTTACAATAGACAGCTAGGCATTGCGGGAATGGCCGATATTATTACACATAATGATGATAATACTTTTAATGTTTTTGATTTTAAAACTAATAAAAGATTTAGATTTCAAACCAAGTTTAGTGATGGTGAATTATTAGCACCTCTTGGTCATTATCCTAATACTGAATATTATCATTACTCTCTCCAGCTTAGTATGTATGGATACTTGTATAAGAATATGACTGGCTTAGATGTAAAGAGATTAAAAATATATTGGTATGAAAGAAAAGAGCCTGAAAACTACGAAAACTTTGATGGCTGTTGGCGGGTATTTAATTTACCCTACCTTGAAGATGATATTTTATATTGTTTAAGCAATAATGAAAAAGCGGTATAGTTGGGAAGAATACGCTTTACATATTGCAAAGGTAGCCTCACTAAGAAGTGAAGATCCTTATTGTAGAGTTGGAGCATGTGCACTGAGTCATAGCAATAGAGTGCTTGGTGTATCATATAATGGATTGGTAAGTAAAAAGCGAGTACCAGATACATTTTGGCAGGATAGAGATAAAAGAAGACCTTTTATTATTCATGCAGAGCAAAATCTATTGAGTTTATTTGGCAGAGGAGAAGCGCGGCTTTTGGCTGTAACTTTATTACCATGCTCAGATTGTGCTAGACTAATATGCAGCTGGAACATACCTGAAGTCGTTTATCTGCATGATTACAATAGAGATTTAAAAGCAATTGATATTTTTAAATTTTACAACGTTAGACTCAAAAAAATTAGTATAAAATAGTAGAAAACCTTGTTTGCTGTATAAATAACGTATATGGCAATAGCTACTATTTCGGTAAATTTTGCTAGTACAGCTGATATTCAATCTGGTACTAGTTCTGTTGTAAGCGTTAATCCTGCTAATTTAAAGGCTGCACTGCAAAGTGGTTCAAGTCTTTTTGCATTAACAGTTGGTGCAGCAACTTTTCAAGGAGCGTTAACTGTAACTACTGGTGGGTTAACTGTAAATACAGGTGGCGCAACAATTACTGCTGGCGGTTTAACCATCTCAGCAGGCGGATATACAGTAACAGGGGATTCTTTTATAACAGGCAAATTACAGGTTACTGATGACGTTGTAGCATTTTCATCTTCTGATGCACGATTAAAGGACAATGTACAAAAAATTGAAAATGCAGTAGAAAAGGTCAAAAAGCTATCTGGAGTAACATTTGATTGGAAGCCAGAGTCTGGATATTCTGGAAAAGATTATGGAGTTATTGCTCAAGAAGTTGAAAATATTTTACCTGAAATAGTTGTAACAAGGGATAATGGTTACAAAGCTGTTAATTACGATAAGTTAATTCCTTTACTTATTGAAGCCATAAAAGAACTTAGCAATAAGGTATAATTTCCTATGGCTTCTAGCGGCATACCAGTAACAGGAACCGTTAGTATAGGTTCTCAAGCAGGAATAACAAGAAGTGTTAACCTGCTCATGGGTCTTGCAGCAAGTACCTTAAATTCTAGTCTTAGTGGTCGGGAGCAGCAAGCTATGACTTATATTATCACCTATGGTGTATGTATGCCTGGTGAGCTAGAGAAGAGTACTATTACCTGGGCACCCACCGGTAATGCTCCTTACGGTACTCCAGGCAATAGCTATCTTCCCGCAAGACTAAGTGAATTTAGAGGTAGTTATAGCTGGCCACAAATTATTTCAGGAAATCCTATTATCGCATCTAATAATCCAAACCCTCCAGGTCCTGGAAATAGTATATTGACAGTAACCGGTAACGGTTCTCCCGCTTATATAGGTTCGGGCACACCCTACTTTTTCTATATCCTCGGACCTAGTGGGAGAATTCCAGCATCTGGGTGGAGACAAGCTAACATAAGCTCAGGATCTGCCACTACGTTTGGGGGTGATGGAACAGGGCTTGCAGTTGGCACATATAATGTTTGGGTTAAAGATTTTGAAGGTTGTGGAACACTAGAAAATATTAAGATTACAGCTACTGTATCTTACCCATGAACAAACCATTATTATTAAAAGCATTATCTAAAGCTTACATTATTCTGAATGTTAAAGAGCTTGAAGGTTTTTCTATAATTCATGCGTCATTAAATCCTAAAATAGTAGAATTATTTTGCGGTAACCAAACCTATGAGATTAATAATAATAATGAGACAGATGATATTACTTTAATAGACCTTAAAAATGAATTACCACTTACAATCAATACATGCAATATTTCAACATTAGATTACCCGGGTTTTCCATTTGAAATCCCCCCTGTTTATATTTTAAATGAAAGATACGAAGGGCGTATCACAGTTGACGATATTATAAGACTTCAAAAAGAGCCTATTCAAGATTTAAGATATTTGAAAGAAATACAGAAAAGTAAAAATTCTGAAAATAACATCATAACAAATACAGCTATATACAATCTAAGACTACTCTATCATTATTATAGCAAAGTAGAAAAACTAGACAAAAAACATATATTGTTTAATGATAAGGTCTTAAAGAAATTTAAGAAAAGATTGCCTAAAAAATTCATTTTAGACTCAGAGTTTATTAATCGATTACTAGAAGAAAACAAATCACTGTTTGATTTTGATGATCAAGAAATACAAAAGCGAATAGGTTATTATAACAGTTTAAGCGATGAATTTTATAGCAAGCGTCTTGGATTTGATGTAGATAACCTTCTTTCTACTGATAAAGAGATACTTAATAAATGTATAAGCAGATGGAAGGAAATTATTACAGAGCATGCAACTGAGGCTTCTGATACACTACAAAAAGAAAAAGAAGTATTTAAAGAAAATAATCCAGAAAACAAAACAGAATTAGAGGAAATAGAATTTGTACAAAATATTTTAAAAAATTGTGCTAATGATGTTGATTTTAGTAAATTTAGAACACCTAAAGAAGTTTTTTCGTTTTGGCCCCCTGTATTATATCCCCCGCCTCAGTTTGTACTGGACCCATATCATTGGGTTTTTAAGAAATAATATAGTTATATAAATCTGAGCCAGGGTAAAAATTTTTAACAGTCAAATCCCAGTATATCGTTTTTACATCTTTATTCATATATTTCCCAAACAAACAAGGTATTACACCAAATAAATTTTGCATATTTTTTACATCTTTTATAATATCTTGTGAACAATTACTCTCTATTATACGATTTACCCACAAGCCATAATTATCTGGAAATATCACTATGCATTTGTTAGGATCTAATGTAACTTCTAAATATTTTACATCAGACTCTAGTTGACTAATTTCTGTTTTTTTAAGAATTTTTTTTATGTCTTCTTTTTCAGTTACATAATAATATCTACGAATAGTATCTTCTACTGATATTCCTTGCTTATATTTTGATAGTGCTATGTCGTCTAATGAGTCACTGTCAACAAATTTATAATAGTCTTTAAACTTAATGTGAAAATAGCTCTTTATATGATTATTATATTTTTTTAACGCTAAACAATTGTTAAAGCATCTGTCAGGATCTGCATGTTGAACTAGATTTATATATAAATTCTTGTTTTCTGCAAATGGAAAATCTTTATTTTGAATAGGAGTTTCAATATTAAAATATAATTTGGTCGCTACAGGGGTGTTATTTTTATACGTTACACCATAAAGACCAAGCCAGCCATTATCAGAAAAAGAATAATTATATACATTACTAATTTTCTGATACCAATTATATAGATCTTTAAAACTATTCATGTAGTCTTAACTAACTCTGCATATTTACTTGAATGCTTGTTCTTTCCATAACCACTACAAACATAGGAATCATTTAATTCATTATCTAAATCATAAGCTACAAATGTATTAGGTAATTCTTTGAAATGAACAGAACTTCCGATCTGCCTATATGCATATGCCATCCAATAAGAATCACCATACCATACTATTTTGCTTAAAATATTATCTTTTATTATCTTGAAGTATTCTTTTGATTTGTCTGTACTTCTTATAACCATGCAACCTTCTCTAAAATGTACGTCTAAATTATTTAAGTCTATTATATTACAATCAAAATGTCTGAAATTAAATTTTCTTCTTTCCAAGTCCCTGCCTTCCATTTTTCCTTTTTTTGAATATTTCAGTAAAATATCAGCATTTGTATCTGTAGTTTCAAAAAAATTGTAGACATCTTTCAATATTAAATTATCTGCATCCATGTTTATAACATAATCATATTTAAATAGTAGGTCGTATACATTATAAACCTTTTTTAAATTAGCATAAGCTCCTGCCATGCCTACAAATCTCTCTTTTAAAATTTCTGATGTTTTGTTTTTTATTAAGATATGTTCTTCAAAAAATACCTGATTAGTATGAGTTACCTCAATATTATTATTTTCTATAATAGCACCAGGAGAGTTTATAATATCTATATTAGCAAAACATCTAGGTGCATTTTTATTAAGGGTATCTAAGCTTTTTTTAAGGTAGGGTAAGTATGCAGCATCACAGCTATAGGAAAAGCATATCTTCATATTCTATTTAACTTGTTTTCCGTAAATACAATTTCTACAAATTATCGATTCTGATTCATCATTAAACCCTCTCAAAAATTTACCATAATTTTCACTATTATAAATATCATCATAGGTACTGGTAATTAAATTACCTAATACATGCTGCTTCTCCACATCCATACAACATAGTACCACATCACCATCTGGGGTTATCATTTGACGCCTATATAGGCCCACAGAACAGTATATCTTGCCCGCTAGTCCTTTATTTTGTCTTGGAGCATCATATTTGATAGGGGCATTTATCCTAGTATGGGGAATACACACCTCAAATACATGATCTAATTCATTTTTGTTTATTAATTCCTTGATACGGCTATCAATGTTTTTACCTAAAAACGAAAATCTATTATCAACTACTATATTATTAGTTTTATATTGTTTATTCATTTGTGAAAAAAATTTATCTATTATATTATAATAGTTGTCGCTGTTTGTCTTATATGACATAAATTCATCTCTTAGGTGTAAGCATCTTCCAGTCCAATATTTTTCATTTAAAAAAAGATCTATATTCTCAGGATAATCTTCTGGTATGGTAGTAGCGATGTTCAATCTATGGCCTTTTTGATAGCTATACTCTATTACGTCTACCAACTTATCATATTGAAGAGGGTCGCAAAACCCTGCAAATACTAAACCAACCTCTTTTGGTATTTTATCTAAAATTAATTTAAATCTATCCACGGACATATATTTTTCAGATGATGCCTTATGAAGTGTGGCATGGGGGCAATAGGAACAATTTACACTACACCCAGTAAATAGTGAAAATTCTAAAGTAATAAAAGGGTCTCGCCCCCATCTAGTAAGATTATCATCTTTGATATTGAAAACATAATACGGGTATGGAATTTCTTTTCTACCAGCATAAACAAAAGGATTAGGTGAGAGCATTACAGGCCAGTCATTTAAAAGTTCAAAAGGAGTTTTTGCTTTAGTATTATAGTTTTTTATTTGATAAAAAGTTTTCTCTAAAAAAGCATAATCATCATCAGAATCCACATTCGCTTTATAGTAATCTAATGTGCGGTGTATTACCTTGTCAATAACACCATTAAAAATGGTTTTAGCATTATTAATGTATTCTTCTTTATGTAACATACTCTCTAAATTAAATCCAAATAACAACAAAGACAGAGCGACATTTACATCTTTTTGGACAGCTAAATTAGCCCAGGAATAAGGGTAATTAATATTAAATTCTTTGCTAATACCTTCAATATATTTGTATTCAGCAAGTTGCATAAAATATTTAAAAACAATAAGTACTTATTCAATGGCCAAGATTAACGAATACATTTATAATTTTTTGTCAGACTTTAAAAACAATTATAGCCTATTAAAGAATGATGTATATAACATACAGAATAACTACGGCTTGGCAGATATGCACTATAACAGTTATTCGCCTGAAAGTGATTTACTCTATCCTTGTAATAGAATAAGCGATTTTGTTGCTGATGAAGAAAATTGCCCCGAAAACACCTTTAAAGGTATTCCACTTTACGAACAGGAAACACAAGCAACCAAATTTTTTGATGTTATTAATCAAAATCCTCTTCTTAATTTATTATACCCAGAGCGGGATAATATGAGATATGATTTCCCTGAACCCCCTGACAGTATGAAAGAATTTTGTAAGCAATACAAGGCAATGACCACGTTTATGTATAGTTCTATGAAAACACATAAGAGCATACGACCCGAATATAAACATATTATTCTTTTAATATATGATAAGGGCGACGGGCCTATCACTATCCGATCAAACGGAATTGATGCAACATTAAATGAAAATTTTAATAGTTTTTACTTTTTGCATGATACTCCATGCGAAATTATTAATCCATTCTATGAAAAAAACTTTATATTTTTAGGTGTATTTGAATTTGAAAATTATGCTGAATTTTCATCTCGTAATACCGTAAACTCTATACCAGGTTTTTGAAATCGAGGATCCCGTTCCATTACTAACTTTTTTTTATGCTCTATAGAAAAATCTGTAAGTTTTTGAAGTTGATGCTGCTGCACCTTTCTGAAAGGATGGTATCCTATAATTATATCCTTATCAGTTTCCACTATTCGTAAAAACCCTTGCTTTGAGAGCATTGTAAAATATGCTTCTGGTGTGTATTTAGCTTTAAGCTTATTCTCTAACATAGCAAAATGATCTAACACCTCTACCAAATCGCCATTAGATCGCATCCAATAATTTTTAATCATTTATTTTATTTAATATCTGCTTGTATTTTGTAAGTATCTTTAGCAAAAGCACTCTTTCCTTAATAGAAGACACTATACCGCTATCAAAATTATCTTCAATATTATTGCTTGTTGTTAGCCAGGGCTTATTCTCACCAGCGTAATGAAAAATTAAACCATTCTTGAGCTTAGAATCAGTAATAAAAGGTGTGGATATAAAGTATTCTGCTGGTAGAAGCGTAACTAAATTATTAAAATATAAATTCAAAGGACCTTGATTGCCAAGCCAATTTGCCGATTTATATATTTTAAATAATCCTAATCTTACTTCTTCACACAGGAATTGTTTATTTATTACCATTACCCCGGCATTAAAACATTTGTCAAAATTAAAATTTTTATTCTTTAAAAACTTACTTCCAGAGCAAAGTAATTTACTATGCAGGCCGTCAGGGTTTGGATGATAAACTGCACCAAAAGCAACAGGATTGGAGAACAGGTGTTCAATATTACCACAAACAATCATATCAGCATCAAAGAATACTATACTATCATATTGCAAAGTAAAAATTTCAAATCTTTTAGCAGGGTTAATTCTCCATTTTCTTCGTTTGAATGTACGATCAAAACTATAATTGTTGCATACTGTTTTGAAAATTACATTTGGATAAATTTTCTTTATCTCACTCTTGTTATACTGTGTTATATTTTCTTCTTCAATAATCACACACGGGGGAGTTAATTTATTGTATTGTAAGTAGCTATATAAAAATACTCTGAGAGCATCTACATAGTCATTAGTAATTGTAAATACCATGGCGCTATTCACTAAAGTAATCCTCCAGCTCGCTTTCCCTGTTAATGTCCAAAGTTAGACAATGATGACCCCCTCCAAATAGTCTACTGTATCTTATTTTATTAGGTATTGCTTCTATATTGTATTTTCTAAGCTTAGAGCTCAAGATATCATAATATTCAGGCATACAAATAATTGTTTCTGGTGATAGTGAAAGTATATTGCAATATATTTTTTCAGAAGCTAGCGGTATGTAGCCTGTTGATGTAGTAGGGGATAATTCAGTTGGCACGTGAATAAACTCCCATTGTTGCAAAGGCTTAGGTAATTTATTAACAATATCTAATGTTATTAGCGCAAGCCCAGGGCGAAGAGGTAAAAAAACGGAATCAATATGATGATCAGCAATATCAACTACCCACACTCTGTAGTCTTTACCTAAGATTTGTTGTAACCATTTAGCACCAAGTCTCTCATGTTCTGTTGATGCATTCATTAATATGGTATTACCTAACCGCAAACAGTTTGCTGCATCAAACATGATTTCAACCCCACAATCTAACTCTTGACTATATTTTGATTTTAACGACTCATAATATTTCTTAGCATCTAAAGATTTATAGACTCTGGACATATCATAAGAATTGTCTGTTACTAGAGGTCTAGGTGCACATATCCATGATGCACCATGCTTGAAATATTCTAAAAACAAATGCTTTAAATAATCGTTTTCAAATTGTCGCCATCTTGCAGCCACTGGGGTTTCTATTATTTTGTCTCCTATTACCATGGTCAAATCACGTACATTAAGAGCTGGGTAGTTGGTACTAGACCAGCACAATGTTTTTGTAGCCTTTAAACATGCAGGTACTTTTGGTCTTAATACCTTAACACCATTATTTTCAAGTAAAGATACAAATGAATTTAAATCTTCAGTATGCTCTTCAATTATTTTAGAATTTAAAACCCATCTGTCGGCATAATATGAATTACGAGTATCGTATATATTATCATGAAAAAACAATTTGAACGTTATATCATTGTGTGGTAATTCTGCGGGAAATCCATTTCCTACAATTACCTCCTTCAGCTTACCCCACTCATTATGACTGTTTACTTGCATATTTGTTTAAACATTTCATGGTACTGCTGTACAATAATTTTGTGGCAATTTTCATTTGCGCGCTTTTTGCACCTACCAATCATTCTCAAAAAAGTTTTCTTATCTTTTTTTAAGAACATCATTTTTGCAAAAAGCTCTTTTGGTGTTTCGGCAAAAATTGTATCATATTTCGATTTAACTACTCCTGATATGGTGGTTTCTCTATTAAGAATACTCGGTATACCCATATACCAAGCTTGATATAGCCTATTTGCGTGACGGTGCGTTTTGCCAGTAATAGGAGACCATATGGATGAAGGATGAAGAAATTCACCGTTGTCTTTCTTATATAATGGTAATTTTTTGTCTCTCAAAAATACAAACACATCCGTAGGTATATCGCAATAATTTTTGTTGTTTATTATCTTAAAATTTATTCCATAGTAGGCACAATTCTGGATAAATCTCTTACCAGATAACTCTTTGTCAAAACTGTGCGCTGCGCCTACACCAGTAAAATTTACGGGGGGAAACTTAGGGTTAAATTTAATAATATTAACAGGAAGAGGAAAATGTATGAAAAACGTGCGCTTATTAATCATCTGCTTGTTATGAGTGACTATAAAATCAACACCCTGAACTTCCGGAAAATCACCTATAACCTGTACAGTTTTATATTTACCAATTTTAATTTTATCTTTAGTATCATAATGAAATATTACAACATCATTTTTTTGTATATTTTTTGGAACGTCTGTAACTAAAAATAAATTATATTGTTTATTTTTTAAATTATTTTTTAGAATCCAATAATTATAAACTATATGGTGAAAGTTACCGTTACAAAGATTTGAATATTCATCTTTGCATTCTAAATAGTTATTACCCAATTTGTGAGCCAAAAAGTATATATTCATGAGTGTAGCTATATTATTGCCTGTATTTAATTGTGAGGATACTATAAATCAAACAGTTCAAAGCTTGCTTCTTCAATCATATTCCGATTTCATACTATATGTGATTAATAACAATTGTAGTGATAAAACAATTGATATAGTTAAGGGTATCCCTGATTTTAGAATAAAAGTTTTTAACTATAATGCTATACAAAAATGTAGCGCGGCTTTAAATTACGGGCTCGACATAATTAAAGAAAATATTATTTGTCGTGCTGATGGAGATGACATATACCATCCAAATTATATACAATATTATGTTGATGAGCTTAGCAAAAATAAGCATAAGATAGTTTATGGGAGCTATAAGTTTAATTATCATGATGGGCGAGTAGAAAATACTACCCGGTTAACTGATCTAGATTTATTAGTATGGCGATTAATGTTTTTTAATACTGTGGATCATAATGTTGGGTATGATAGAAAATATATTAATCTATTAGGTCAATATAACACGCTATTACACTCAGAAGACTACGATCTATGGTTAAGAAGTGTAATATACAATCCAGACAGTATAAGCGGTATACAATCCACCGATATATTGTGTGAATGCTACAAATCAAAAACTTGCATGACGGAAAAGTATAAGCATAGCAACGACATTAACGTGCGATTATCTTGTGATTTTATTAGAAAATATCTTAATATTCCTGTAGACAGCAAAATTATTTCTAAAATAAAAAAGAACGAAACGCTTGATCAGCAAGAAAAATTAATGATTAACTGCATACTAGATGCTTTTTGTAAGAAGCGAGGGATAACAACAAACAAACTTAACAAATTTATTAAGGAGTTTCAATTTTATGTGTAGCATTCTATTCACTACAAAGCAGCTTTCTGCAGAAAGTATATCTAATGCTAATAAATTACTGCAATATAGAGGGCCAGATAATTTTAATACTTATCAAACCGGGGTGGGTACATTTTTACACAATAGATTAGATATTGCTGGCAACTGCTTACAGCCTTTCTCTGAACATGACATAGATATAATTTTTAATGGCGAAATATATAATTATACCGAAGATAATGAAGCCCTCTATATTCTTAATCTTTATAGGAAATATGGAATAAAATTTGCACAATATTTGGATGGTGAATACGCTATACTGTTAGTTGACAATAAAAGGCAGAAAATACTCTCTGCAACAGACCCGTTTAAAACAAAACCATTATGGGTTTCTATAGATAATGGGTTTCACGTTTCTACATATAAAAGCGCATTGTTGGAGTGTGGTATATCTAATGTTGAGCCTCATAAGCCAAATACAGTAATGGTTTATGATATTAATAAAAACAAGATAAGAAATTATACAAATATTACGTTTGATTTAAGGCAACATAAGCAAACTTATGAAGACTGGATTGCCGCTTTTAAGCTATCTATATTAAATAGATCTAAAACAGATAAAAAAATATTTATAGGGTTAAGCAGCGGCTATGATAGCGGCTGTATTGCTTGTGAATTAAACAATATTAAAAAGCCTTTTAACGCATATAGCATTGTAAACAATGAAAATTATAATATTATTCAGGAAAGATGTAATATATTAAACAATGTTGAAATGATTGATTATAATGAAAAAAACAACCTTTATGTATTGTCACACTTTCAAAAGTATTGTGAGCTAGATACGAATACAGAATATGGGTATTTGGAAGATAGATCATCTATACCCTTGATGCATATTGGAATTCGCGCAAAAAATAGTGGTTGTAAGATATTCTTTTCTGGTACTGGGTGTGACGAGATTATAGGCGATTACTATGTAAAAGGTAATTATGATCAAGACAAAGCGTCCTGCTTTCAAGGAAAATTTCCTAACGATCTTAATTCTATCTTTCCATGGAAAAACGTCTTTAACGGGACAATGCGAAAATATCTTACGAAAGATGAATATATTATCGGTTGTCTAGGAATTGAAGCCCGGTATCCGTTTTTGGACAAACACCTCGTTCAAGAATTTTTGTGGCTATTACCAGAATTAAAAAATGCTTTTTATAAAGCACCTCTTAGGGATTACCTAATACAAAATAATTTTCCGTATAAAGAAAATGAAAAGAAAGGCTTTCGTGTCTAAAGCAATTGTTTATATTTTAAACAAAGAGTTTTTAACTGCATTTAAAGTATCTTTGTATTCGTTATACAAGTATAATAGTTTAAAAAACATTAAATTAGTTATTTTTTATTACGAAGACTGTCTATTACCGGAACTAAGTACTATTTTTAGTAAATTAAAATTATCTGTAGATTTTAAACCAATAAATAGAGGCCTCTATAACAATTGTATATTTGATGGTGCATACAGAAAGTGGCAATTTAATCCTGGATATAGATTTGAACTGTTTGATTTAAAGTTTGATGAGATACTGTATATAGATTGCGATACTTTAATTAATGGCGATATAACTTCATTCTTTAGTCAACAGGGTAATTTTTGTGCATGCCCGTTAAATCCGAGAATCGCTATTTACTATGCAAGAGGCAACGGGTTTAACGCCGGTATTTTTTTAGTAAGAAAGAAATATATTTCTAAATCATTTAAAAGGAAATTAATTAAGTTTTGCGAAGAGTCAAATAATTTATCTGGTAATCAAGTTGTTCTAAATCATTTTTTTAAAAACAAGACAACTTTTTTGCCGCAAAAATATAATGTCACAACAGATGTATTGTCGTCTGAGCTATTGGCCGAAGGTCTTATATTTCATTTTGTTGGTGAACTCAAGCCCTGGAATAATAAACTGCAGGAAAGTTATAATGAATATGTGTTAAGTAATACAGGATTGTTTTTATTGTCAAAATTATTTTTAAGATACAAACAATTAGAAAAAGAGTCTAGTTTATTTTTTAATAACTAAATATAAATATCCTTATGTCAGATATTGATCCAAAAATTTACGGGGCAAAAATTTACGAAGCAGAGATTAAACAATTTTTTAATTTGGAAAAACCTGTACCTAAAATATTCAAAAACGGTAAAAAATTAAGAGAAGATTATGTTGCAAGAGAAGAATTTCTAAAAAAAATTAGCCTGTGCAATGGTTGTGAATTAGTTCAGTTTAGGGCTTATTTTATTACTCAGTTGCTTGATAATATTAAAGACCCTGCAGTTAATTGAGTTTAATTAAATAGTATATATAATAAAGCTATGAATGTCCTGTGTTTAGTACCGCACGGTGATGATGAAATTTTGTCTGCAGGCGGTTCATTGATCAAACATAAAAGGCAAGGCGATACACTAACAATATGCATTCTCAAAGGAGATAAGGACCCTCGTAATGCTCAACAACTAGAGAATAGTAAAGAGGTTGCGCGTTTTCTTAATGTAGACAAACTACAACATTTAGATATTTCAGAATCTCTTCTTAGCTCGGATATAAAGTATGTGGCAGGTGCAATAGAAAGTTTTTTATTAAATGAGCCGTTTTTTGATATTTTGTATACTGTTTCTCCTTACGATAATCATCAAGATCATCGGGGAGTCTTTTCTGCAATTAATGTTGCTTTAAGAGCAACAGGGCCTTTTGTTATTCCTCGCATTTTATGTGGTGAAACACTATCTTCATCTGATCAAACTTTTGGAATTACAAAAAAGTTTACTCCCACCTATTACAATATTTTATCCGAAGATGATATTAATAAAAAAGTTGAAGCTCTTTTATTCTATCCTGGTGAGCTTAGACAGCCTCCCCATCCCCGGTCAATACAATTAATAAAAACACTAGCAGCGTTAAGAGGGTCTGAATGTAATAGCAATTATGCAGAAGCGTTTATGGTGGCCCGGTGGCATATCAATGAGTAGCATACTTGTGACAGGGGGGAGTGGGTTTATAGGTAAAGAAATTATTAAGCATTTAGAATGGGTAAAATATAGACCTGTTAATTTTGATATTAGCGATAGAAACAATCTTTTATGCATAAATCAACTTGAGCGATATATTAAAAATACTGATATGGTAATTCATATTGCCGCTCAGGCTAATTTTATGGAAATGGAAAATTTATTAGGAGCACAAAGCGGTGTAATGATAAATGTTGTAGGGACTCATAATATAGCCTATCTTTGTGCAAAGTATAAAAAGCCTCTAATATATGGATCCACAGTATGCACTTACGGTAATATTGAAACAATAGGCAAAGAGAATTCAGCGCTAAATCCATCTGACCTGTATGCTTATTCAAAGCTAGCCGGTGAAAATATAATATTAGGGTATGCAAAAACGTTTGGGCTTGAATATATTATTTTACGTTTTGCAACTACATATGGGCCAGGTATAAGACCTGCATTAGGTGTTCATAAATTCATTACTGCCGCTAAAAAAAATCTTCCATTAAAGATACATGGAAACGGAAAACAAACACGCACCCAAACTCATGTATATGACATTGCTTCGGGTGTCGTTAAAGCTGTTCAACGATTTAATAAAGCTAAAAATAATATAATAAATCTATCTGCATCCGAACAAATTACAGCAAAAAAAATGGCTAAAGATATAATTAAAAAGCTAAATAGTAAGTCAAAAATTATTAATATAGATCAACGAAAAAACCAAACGTTTTATGAGAGGTTTTCTACAGATAAAGCAAAAAAGCTATTAAAATGGAGCCCGGTTTATAGCTGGGAAAAAGGTATAAAAAATACTATTGAATGGTTTATTAGCGCAAAAGATGGGCGTCATCAACTGCCATCCCGGTAATAGTTCGTACAAAAGTATCCATTGGCTCATCTCTAAACAGCTCTATACAATATTTTTCGTTTATAGTATAAAGCTTGTGCACCTTTTTTTCGTCTAAATTATACTCTTGGATAATTTTTTGAGCTAAATTATATCTTTCAGTAAAATTTACCCGCAGATAATCTACTAAGTATATTGCACTAGGATTATTTGTTTCATGATTTACTACACAATATTTTATATATTTTAATGCATCTAGAAATGCATTAAAGTTATAACCAGAATTACCATCAGAATATTCCTGAGCATCAATAGAGTAATAATGGTCAAGCGCTTGCTGCAGCGAAAGCTTGTCGGTGTATCTCAAGTTTAACATCAGAGGAAATTCTAAATGATGAAAATAAAGCTTTGCCCGATATTTATTTGCTAAATCTAAGATATTCTTTAAGTCAAAAAGGTTTTCAGTACATACCACTGGAGATAAAAAAAACTGTTTATTATTTTTATCTAATGCTTCTTTAAATTTTTCTATATTTGAAATTACTCTATCATATTGTGCATTTTTTCTTATTCGTTCATATACCTCTTTTGTAGCTGCATCAAGTGAAACGCTTAAGTTTATATTAAGATTTTCCAGATAACGTTTAATTTTATCATTATATATAGTACCGTTTGTTTGTATATAGCAAAGTGTTTGAGATTTTTGCTCTAAAAGAAAATCAAATATCTTGTAATATGCCCCTATTAAAAACGGCTCACCTCCAAAAAAATTAATTCGTTTTGCGTTTAAAAGAAAAGGCTTTAATTCTTCAAAAAACTCTTCAGTTTCGTAAACTTCAAGTAAAGGTTCTCGTTTTTCTCTATTTTTTCTAATAGAAGAGGAATAAACACCATTACACATTATACATTCTAAATTGCACTTATTACTGAGCTCAAAGTCCAATCTATATGGGTATTTCAATTTTCTAAAACTATCATCATACCTCTCAGATAACGCTGAGTCTTCTGTATCATAATGTTTTATTTTTAATGTTTTGTAGTTGGCTGAATCAAGCATTAATTCGCACTGCTGACACCCTAGCTTGAAGCTAAAACTATCCATTTCCTCTCTTAGCTTCTTTAACTCTTCTCCATTCCAAATTTCCATCAAACTTCTTTGCGGATAAAAGCCAACCGCATAGTCCCTGTTTGCACAACATACAGTTATTCGTCCTCCCTGATTAAAATTCATAGTAGTAAATGGTGCTTGGCAAAGCGTGCCAAATTTGTCTTTTCTATTTTGCAAGAACTGAGTTTTGGTTAGATGCTTTTGACTACTAAGTAGCTCTTGTATAATCACGTCTTATTTACTATATATGATATGATAGTACAGTATATAATTGGTTTAGGTATTCTGACAACATCTTTATTGATATGGTTTTATAGCCCGCTACGGACTTCTTTAGGTCAAATATTTTTTGATAGAAATATATTTTCTAATGATCAATTTGAGACCGCGCTACTTATTAAGTCTCCATTTTTAGGAAAATTATTGGGGTGTTATATCTGCCTTTCATTCTGGTTATCTTTATTAATCGGTATCGCTAGTCATTTTTACTTTAATACGCCTTTAACCTTTATTCCTTTGGTGTGGTTTACCTACCCCGGCCTTGCTTATATATACAAAGCAATAATTGATAGATGCAACTAAAGCTTCCTACCTACACTGTAGAAATTAGTCTCTATGTTGGATGTAGTGTAAACTGTAATTACTGTCCCCATTTAAGCCTACTTAAAAAAAGCTCAGCAAAGTCTTTAACAGTATCAGATTATAAACTCATACTCTCTAAAATACCAAAGTTTGTTGGAATAGCTTTTATTGGTATGAGCGAGCCTTTGTTACATAAAGATTTTAAGGAAATCTTATTACATACAATTAATGAAGGGTACGAGGTGGTTTGCTTTACTACTCTACCAGACAAATACCCAGAACATGTAGATTTATTTTTAGATTCAAATCTATGGTTAGTTAGATCTCTCCACATACGAGATGATCAAATGTCATATAAGAATAATAGCGATTATTATTACAGTAATATAGAAAAGTATTTTTCTCAAATTAATAAAAATTGTAGCGGCATAAAAAAGGATAGAATCTCTATTTTATCAAAAAATATAGATTTAAAAATACAGACACTTCTACAAAAGTATGATTTATTAGACTATGCTCACAGGAGTGAGCCCTTTACCAGGATAAATGCACCTATGAAGTATAAAGCCAAGCCTAATAAGAAACTAAAAGGTAAGATTTATTGCTCTGAGCATCACGATAAAATACAGCATTTATTACCAGATGGTGATGTGGTCCTATGTTGTATGGATGTAGAAAAAAATCATGTATTGGGCAATCTCTATAAAGATAACTACGAATCATTGTTTAGAAGCAAAGAATATAATAAAATTCTTAATGGCTTTAATGATCACAAGGTAAACACTATATGCAGATCATGCGCATTTGCCAGAAAAGCATAAATATAATATGGCAAATTACTGGCAGCCCAAAATAGATAATTGGATTACAGAAAATATTAATGTCAACAACACGGGGGCATTTCCTATAAGCTACCAATATGCACCTAACGAGGGGGAAGAAAAATTTAAAATACATGTTGCAAACTATGGTCCAATGTCATTAAAAGAAATGAAAGAAAAAGTATGTGAAATACTAGAAGATTTGCATAATGCTGCAAACACTGATGATCATTCTGGCATTGAAAGAATACATCATCAATTATATGGTTCTCCTGAATTTAATAATCTGCTTGCAAAATTTGTGGATACAGTAAAGCATATAAGGGCTAGTAATTCACCAGATCAAACCGAACGTTGAATTTGTAGAATTATGCGTAATTACTACAATGACAACTGGTAAGACAAAAACTAAGATAACTGCTGATTTTGTCCTGGATGTATACGAACAGAGTAAAAAGAAAAAGGGTAAAGAAGCTCAAGACTTACTACAAACGGCTATCACTCTTAGCAAACATTTAAATGAGTGGCTGGTGGTGCCAGATAATGTTACAAAAAAGAAGTCTTGATATTTAATAAAATACTTTAAAATTAAGAATGGAAAAGCTTTTCTTGTCGTGGAGCGATATTTATAACTCCTTAAACTGCATTGTTAATGAAACAAGTAATTATAGTAATAATGCTGCTATTGTAGGGTTGTCTCGTGGAGGGTTGGTACCAGCAGTAATCTTTTCACATTTAAAAAATATTAACACTTTTTATACTTGCGGAATAAAAAGTTACAATGAAACTAATAAAAGCACAGAAGTTATGTTTCAGTATCCAGATAAAAAGATTCTAAGCGATAAAGATGTTGTATATGTTATAGATGATATATGTGATTCAGGCGGTACCTTAAAATTTATGGAAAATTATTTGTTGCCTTTAAAGATGGTTTCTATTACTCTTGTATATAGAACAAATGAAGTCTACAAACCAAATTATTTTGGCACTCAGCTTTCGGACAACAGGTGGGTTGTTTTTCCGTGGGAAGAGACTAAATAATAAACTAATATAGAGACATAGTTTTCTCCGGCCTATAGCCGTCATATATTTCATTTTATGAAAACAACAAATAAAATACATAAGCTAAGCACACTGATCATAATTCTAATGCTGTCGACAGCATCTTTTTGTTTCACTGATTATCCAGAAAGACAAAAAAATATTAAAGATGTTAGGGCAGAATTAAAATCTATGAACCCAGCAGAAGAAAAGAAAGTTGCTAAACAAATTGAAGTCAAGCAAAATGGTGTAAAGTATGATGGTGTTTTTATTCCAAAAACTGATAGAGGAGATTTTAATGTATTGACTGTGCGCTTAACTGTATATTGGGCTCGCGGTAGCGGCACAGATCGTTATAGTGCTAAAAAGAAAAGCTCAACCGGCTATACATTAAAACAGGGTGAATCAATTGCGGTTGATCCTCGTATTATTCCTTATACTAAAGAAGTTATTATACCAAACATTGGATTAGTTAAAGCGGTTGACACCGGTACCGCTGTTAAAGAAAAGCGCGCATCTCGGGGCAAACTACCTGTAATAGATGTCTTCTTTGAACATAAAAGGGATGCTATATTATTTGCTAATAGATATCCAAAAATAGTAAAAGTAGCTGTATTAAATTAAATAATACATGCGGTTCAATTTACTAGTAAAACAATTATTAGAGGCAGCAGATGTGCCTCCTCAGCCCCCAGGCATTGTTCAGTCTGCTCCTAAGCAAGCTATAAGAAATATGGATATAATAGCAGCAGCATTAATAGGAGAAGCCGGCGGGGAGGGTGAAAAGGGAATGCACGCTGTTATGAATGTAATTTCCAACAGAGCTCAAACATCGTCTGATTTTGTCAAAGGAACAGTACAAGTTGTATTGAAACCAAAACAATTTAGCTTTTTTAATAAGTACACATCAGGGCAGGAGAGCATGGCGTCAATTGTAGATAAGGCAAAACAACACCCTAATTGGCCTAAAGCTTTAGAACTAGCTTTGGCGGGGTTATCAAAAAAACTACCAGATATTACAGATGGTGCAACCCACTATCATGTATCAAGCGGGCCGAGCAAAGTACAACCAAAATGGTCACACCCTCAGGTTGGCGGGAAAAACCCTCAAGCAGTCGTCACTAATACTATAGGCAGACACACGTTCTTAAAAAATATTCGTTAACGCTTTCTCTTTTTTTTCTTGGTGACCATCTTTATCACTACCTGATCCTGCTGACCGGGTGCTATACCCTGGGGGCCTGCGCCCTTGAAACCTGATGGTAGCGGTCCTCTAAAATTTATATTTGGACCTGGGGATGGGGCAGGCCTGCCTTGAATATTTCTTGTTTGAGGGTAGACATTAAAATCTTCTAGTAATTTAGCAACCAAACTATTAAATTTCATTAATATTTTATAATCTTAGTCACAACTGCTGACGGTTGTAAATTATTATGTGCTACTAGTGCATTAGATGCAGCATTGTTTTGGGTTGTAAGACCGCTTGGTGTTGTGCCACCGCCTTGGGCGCTTCTATTACTCGATTCGCAGCCTCCCGCAGATTTAAAACATCCCCCATATGACTGCTGGTGTGCGTGCGCTCTTAACCCACTTTCGTTTGCAGTTAATAGATGTGCCTCTGCTCCGCCGATATTTCCTACAGTATTTCCCAATGTAGATGTAGCACTACCTCCAGCGCCGACAGATGTTCGTCTTCTTAAATCAGGTACATTGAAAGTAGTGGAACCGTCACCAACACCCCAGGTTGTACCAATTGCAGTAAACAAGGTTGCATAGGTTGATCTACTCACCGCAGATCCATCACAAAGCAAATAACCCACAGGGGCTGATGTACCGGCAAAATCTAAAACTGTCCCCGTAGGTATACCAGCAATATCAAGAGCACTTGCAAGAGAAGTTTTGATTGCCGCTGCAAAATCAGTAAAAGGAACATCTTGCGGTAACCCTGCAGTGGCAAGTCGGGCTTTAACTGTATTCGGCTGCATTACTGCTAATTTTTCGTTTGCTACACCTGCTGGTGTAATGTAAAGAGTATCTCCACTAAATGTTAGTTCAGGACCTGGATCAGCTATACGTATTGTTTGATTACTAGAGATACGCTCTAATCCCCTTCCTATAGCAACACTTTGAAGGTAAGTCGCGTCTAGTGAATTTGTTTTTACAGCTAAATTGCCACCACTATTTGTTATAGTTGTTTCATCTGGCAATGCTGCGGCGCCATATTTTGTATAGCTAGATACAAGAGTAGAGTCGCTGGCGGTTAATGCATATATAAAACTAGATGTAGTATCATATACAATATCACCAATGACTGGTGCAAAGGCGAGTTGTGATACTGATAAATTTGAAGCTACCGGGCCAAATGCTGTAATACCAAGATTTTTTATACCTACAGGGACCCCGCCAGCCGTAGATCCGTCACCCACATATAGTCTTTTTGAATCTGTAGTATAGCCTGGCTCACCTTGCAATAAAATAAGGCCTGAGCGCTCTGACTCTAAGCCTCTTCTAAAAACAATTCGTGTAATAGGGTCTGGCATAATATTATATATTTAGTATAATTGATTTATTTACAAAGGTAATTATAATAGGTGTAATGAAAGGCACGACAATTACCTGTATAATAACTGAAGAAGAGAAGTATTTCAATAGCACTGTTTTAAAGAATAAATTAGCTAAATTCGGTACTATTGAGAATTTGCAAAGATATTACGTCTCTCGGTCTGCAGCAAAATTACTTAAGTCTGGTCTATCAGTACAGCAAGTCAGGGATAAACTCAATAGCAAGTCAATAAAACAGGTAGACTTCGAGGTACTATATAAATTAAAATTATTAAAGACTGCTAAAAAAAGAAAAAAATTTGTTAGTCCAGAAGAAGCAAAACTACAACGCGAACAAACCGAAAAAAATGAAAAAGACTGGTATAGTTTACAGGAAAAAATAAAAACATGTACTCGGACATGGGTTGAGGAAATGACAGGCGGTCCAAATAGATGTCAAGTACCTTATGGAGGCACATGTATAAGACCGGACATATATTATGATAATGAACATAGCCGTGAAGGCCGCTGCAAGCCATGCCCATATCATGTACATTGCTTGTGTGGTAGTAAAGAGGTTTCTTGAAGTCTAGAAAGCTCAAGTGTATTGTTACAGGTAAGACGCTAACAGCGGCACCTGATTATTATAAAAAAAAGCTAGAAAAAGCGGGCTCTGAAGAGGAATTACATAGAACATATATCTGTAAAGAAGCTAAAGATCTACTTTTAAAGGGGGTTACTGTAGAGCAAATTAGACAACAATTTGAAACTACTGAACAGTTACCGGCTGTACCTAGTGATGTAATATTAGCTATTACCACCAATGAATATGGTGTAAAGCGTAATACAATGTTTTCAGAATTAACATCTTTTACTCACCAATCCACAGATTCTGATGTCAAGGATTTTATAAATATGTTATATGGAGAGTAGGGTATTTACAGTAACAAGTGATGGAACAACCTTAAGGTGTATTGATGCAAAAACAGGTAATCAATTTAATACACTAAGACTTAGTGGTACCCTTGTGTCAGGCCCAATTGTAACTGGTGATCGGGTCACCGTAGTCATTCGACAAGGTAATACAAATTTTGGTAAAGTCTTTAAACTTCCATCTTTCTTACTTACATCTACGTTTCGCGGATAATTAGTTTTTTTCCTCTTGAATTCTAACTATCTACAGTTACTATCTGTATATGGAGATTGCATTAGATTACGAACTTGCAGAACAAGAACCATCGCTAGAATATTCCCTGCTCCCCGAAGACTTTTCGCATTATTTTTTTGCAGGTTATATTGTTAAAAATAGATATGACGAAGAGCGGCTGTCTATTCATAGTAAATTCAATCCTAAAAGATTTTCATTTACTACAAATAATAGCAAATATAATCTTTACGGCATACTTAGCGAGGCTTCGCCAAATCATAAATTAATATCTGCTCTAACAAAAAATAATTTTATCAATATAGGCGAGTATAGTTCAATATTAACACTTAACGGATTATCGTGTCTTACGTGTTTTCTACATTTTTCTCCTGGGCTCTATCCTATTGATTCCAACTATTTAAATAGATTTTTTCCTTCTATAGATGAATCCATCTTAAATAATAAAAAAATCATTCCTCATTTTCAAAAAATTAATAATATTTATTTGTTTGCGCTAATTAATCACAAAAAAAGTAACTAAAAAAACTTTTTTTAAAAAAAAAAAATTACTGCAAAACTTTAGTATAAATATAAAATATTTTTTCTTGTATGAGCACACAATTTTATGTAAAAAAACGATGCGGCAAAACAGAAAAGTTTAATATAGAAAAAATTAATAAAGTTATAAGTTGGGCTATTGAAGGCATTTCAGGGGTTAGTTTGTCAGATATTGAGATTAATGCAAAGCTAAACATAACCGATAATGTTTCAACAAGAGACATTCATCAAAGCATTATAGAGGCTGCTGCTAATTTAATTTCTGTCGATACACCTAATTATCAATATGTCGCGGCTCGGCTACTAAACTATCAACTTAGAAAAGATGTATGGGGCGGCAAGCACCCACCTAGGTTGGTCGATATGGTATATGGAGGTGTTCGACGCAAGATATATGATGAGCTAATTTTAAAGAAATATACAGAAGATGAACTAAATAAAATTGGTGAGTGGATTGACCACGATAGGGACTTTTTGTTTACTTATGCGGGTATCAAACAGCTTTGTGACAAATATCTAATTAAAAATAGAGTTACAAATATTATACACGAAACACCGCAGTTTGCATATATTCTAATTGCTACTTATGCATTCGCAAATTATCCACACGAAACAAGAATGACATATATTAAAAGATTTTATGATGCAATATCCAAGCATAAGATTAATTTACCTACTCCCATTATGGCAGGAGTCAGAACTACGGCACGGGGATACGCGAGTTGTTGTTTGATTGGTATAGATGATACCAAAGAATCTATTACAGCCTCAGGTACAGCTGTATCTTTAGCAACTGCTTCCAGATGTGGCATAGGTATAGATGTTTCTAAAATACGCGCGCTAGGCGCTTCTGTAAATGGAGGTCATGTCGTTCATACAGGCTTAATACCGTTTTTAAAAATTTATGAAGCTTCTGTGAAGGCGTGGCAGCAAAATTCTATGCGAGGCGGTAGTGCTACAGTAAACTTAATGTGGTGGCATTATGAAATAGAAGATGTAGTTGTGTTAAAAAATAACGCCGGTACAGATGATAATAGAGTTCGCAAATTAGATTATACAGTTGGAATTTCTAGGTTGTTTTATGATAGAGTTCTTAAAAATGAATCTATAACATTATTCAGCCCACACGAAGTACCGGAACTTTGGGAAGCATGGGGCACCCCAGCATTTGATAAGATATACGAAGATTGTGAATCAAATAAGAAAATTAAACTTAAAAAGAAGGTATCAGCTAGAAAGTTATTTTCACTTATTATTAAAGAACGAGTTGAAACAGGTAGAATATATGTTTTGAATGTAGACACAGCTAACGAACATAGTTCTTGGGCAGACAAAATAACAATGTCTAATCTTTGTACAGAAGTTATTCAACCTTATATACCGCTCAAAGATTATCACGACTCAGAAGCAGAAATAGGTATGTGTATTCTTTCCGCTATTAATATGTTAGAAATTAAAAATTGGCAAGACTTAGAAAAGACTTGCGATTTGGTTGTACGGTTTTTAGATGAAATAATAGATATTCAAGACTATTTTAATACTGCAGCTTCTAATTTTGCAAAAAAACGCAGGAGCCTAGGAATAGGCATAACCAATCTTGCTGCGTTTCTAGCTAAAAACGAATGTAAATACACTTCAAAAGATTCCCTTATTTTAGTAGATGAATGGATGGAGCATTTTCAGTTTTATCTTCTTAAGTCAAGCCTTGTTTTGGCAAAGGAAAAAGGCAAGTGCGAGAAGTTCGATAGAACGAAATATGCCAAAGGTATCTTGCCTATAGATACATATAAAAAGAAGGTCAACGATATAGTAAAGCGCAAATTAAGTTTGCCTTGGTCTGAATTGAAGGAAGAAATTAAAAAACATGGGCTAAGACACAGCACGCTATCTGCTGTAATGCCTTGTGAGTCTAGCTCAGTTATACAGAGTTCTACCAATGGCATAGAACCAGTCCGTTCACTTATAACGTATAAAATGTCTAAAATGGGCAAATTACCAGTCCTAGTGCCTGGTATAGGTAAATTTGATAAGAATTATGAACTCGCCTATTCAATGCAGGACAACACCGGGTTAATAAATATTAATGCTGTAATTCAAAAATATATTGATATGGCAATATCAACAAACATTTATTACAATTACAGTCATTATGACAATCATGTTTTACCAGATAGTAAGGTTATGAAGGAGATAATGTACGCATATAGTATGGGTCTAATATCTTTGTATTATAACAATACTGATGATGGGGACAAGGAACAATCAATGGAACGAGACGCTGACTGCTCGAGTGGAGCTTGTAAGCTCTAATTATATAATTGCTCAATGAAAAGTGTCCTTAATCTCAAGAATATAGATCATACCAAACAGCTGTTATTTTTTGGTGAAGATTTAAATTTGCAACGATATGATAAATTTAAATATCCTATATTTTTTGAATTGTTTAAGAAGCAAGAAGAATTTTTCTGGTGGCCCCATGAAATATCTTTACAAAAAGATAGAAATGATTATAGAGAGTTAAAAGGTGAACAAAGATTTGTATTTGATAATAATTTAAAATTTCAAACATTAGGTGATAGTATGCTATCCCGATCTATACATTCACTTAAAGATTATGTTTCTAATCCTGAGCTAGAGATATGTATGAATACCTGGCAGCGATTTGAAGGTATTCATAGCTATAGTTATTCATATCTACTCAACAACGTACACCCTGATGCCTCAGCATTTTTTGATAGTATAATGGAAGACAAAGAGATAGTTTCCCGGGCGGAATTAATAAGAAGCAATTTTGATAAAATTTTAGGAGATGATGATAAGAAAGATATAAAACAGAAGATATTTGATTGTATCTTATCTATTAATGTCATGGAAGGTTTAGTATTTTACGTTAGCTTTGCTTGTTCGTTTTATTTTGGGTATCGCGGTATTATGGAAGGCAACGCGAAGATTATTAAGTTTATTCAGCGAGACGAAGCTTTACATTTTGCGACCACTCAAAACCTACTTAAAATACTTAAAGAAGAGGATAAGGAAGGATTTACCTCTATTGCAAAAAAAAGCGAGGATAAAATATATGCATATTATGAGCAGGCAGCTAAAAACGAAATTGAATGGGCACAATATTTGTTTAGCAAAGGATCATTACTTGGGTTAAACGCTGATGTGCTTGGCGGTTATGCAAAATGGTTGTGTGATAGTAGACTACGTTCGTTGGGTTATAAGAAACTTTTTAACCAGAAAGACAATCCAATAGCAGGATGGCTAGATAGCTACTTGGATAGCAGCAAAGTCCAGGTTGCTCCTCAAGAAACTGAAATAAGCGCTTATAAAATAGGGGCAAGGAACACTAGTATTGAAGATACATCTTTCGAAGATATCGAATTATAATTTTAATAAATAATATACAAATGATTCCTATTCTAGATTCAAAACGTTTGATCTCCAATCATTTATATCCAACATTATTTGGTTTTTCAACTAAAAATAAGCTAGCTAGCCAGCTTTTAAATTATGTCTATGGTATAGTAATGTTAGTGGCGACAGCTTTTGCTTATCATGCGTTAGGATTAATATTACCAGATTGGAATAAGTTATTTGTTTTACTTGCAAGTCTTTCAGTAGTAGGTCTACCCTATTGTATAAAAATAGTTTTATTTGGTAATGAGAGGTTTGAGTTGAAACATGCATTGCTTTGTTTAGGAATAAGTATATTGCCAGCGATTTTTGATTTTGTAGGTTTTTATAGTGAAACTAGCATAAGACAAGCATTAATATCAACTAAATTTGAGCTAGTTGAAAAAGTAAACTATTTCAATACAGCTGCAAGAAGTAAGATAGAAGAAGACAAAGTAGATCTGCAAAAAGAAAAAGAAAAGGCAACCACTTCTACAAACAATAAATTTAATCAAGACATAATATCATTAGATAATGACCTTCTTAACATAAAGCAAACTGTAATAGATGAAAAAGAGGGTGTTAGAAGTAGTCAGACATCAGGAAAACCTGGTGAGGGTCCTCGCACAAGGGAAATAGAAGCAGAGGTAAGAAGGGTAAAAGCTAAAAATGATTTAGAAAGTCGCAGACTATCTGATCAAAAAGATCTCGAACTGCAAGCATTAGATAAAACTTTTGCAATAAAAGAAGACCAATTAAATGAAGGGATTAAAGAAATAGAAAAACTTGTTTCCTCTGATGCAAAGACTAAAGGTATTTTATATCAGATTAATAATATAGATAATTTTAATGATTTAGCTAAAACAACTATACAGGTAAATAATAGTATTTCTACTATTAGCTCTAAAATGGGTATAGAGCCACAGTTTATATCTTTTAAGACAGACGATGTTATAGAGCTATCGTTTGGAGCATTGTTTAGAGGGGAAACAACTGCACTAATATGCTTTTTACTAGCTTTTTTATTAGAAATGGTTGATACAATTATAGTGTATATGATTAGAGGTACTCGCAAAGTAGAGGCAGAAGTTGAAGAAGAAAAAAAAACTAAACTTTTTCATAAGACTTATACAAATGTACCTGAGGAAAAAAAGCGTACAAATAAAAACACTGCTGACGATTTAGCTAATATTGAAACATCAGCAGGGTCTGAATCAAAAATTACTACTTCCGCTAAATATTTTTATTTAGATCCTCCTGAGCAATAAAATTAGCCTTAAAAATATAAGTAATATTGAAGGTGCATTCAAATAGGGGCGGGAGGTGGGCTCGAAATTCGAGACTATTTGAATAAATACATAAAATGAGCTCAACTCAAGCACCTTTATTGTCCGCTACAAAGGCTTATGAGTTTTTTGCAGCAATGAGAAATGAAATATTAAAACACAAATGGATTGAAAGTCAAAAAGCTAATCGCGATGTAGGTTTTGAATTTGCTCTGCTAGATTGGATAATAAAATACAAGCAGATTTGGCAATCTAGATTTAAGGACCTTTCATAGAATCATTTTGCGGGGATGCGGCAGCTCTAGTTGTAGTATTATTATTTTGAGCCGCTTGACGTACCTCCTCATTATTTGCCTTTAGCGTTAGCGGCAGGTTTTTAAAATGATGAGAGTGAGCATATGTATATAGGCAATTTGGTGAAGATGTACCCGCTTTATTAATTGTTCTTGCATACACTCTTGTCCAGTTCTGACCTCCATCAGTAACATAATCGTTTGCTATGGGCGATACATATCCAATAACTGGATAGCTTCCTGTGGTCCAGTTAGCATCATTAGTCTGACCGTAAGCTAGAGTATCTTGTGTTTCTTGTATTTCTACCGGTGCTGTCACATGTTGTAATGAAAGCTCGCCTTCTATATGGGCACCTCCGCCCACAATTAAGTTACCGTTTATTCCTAAACAGCTATCTATCAAAATTTGTCCACTTTGCCGTTGTTTTAATACCATAATATCTGATGTTATCGTTAACCTCTTACCCCCATCAATATTAACTTCATTACTGCTCGCTAAGTTTAACTGCTCTCCACTTATATTAACAATAGTGCCACCCAATTGTATAGGTCCAAATGTTTTCATACTAATACCACCAGCACCTACCTGAGTTGTATATCTATTACATACGTTTAAGGTGTAATTACCGCCAGGTAAGTCATCCACATGAACGTATTCTATTAACGGGCTCGGCTTTTGATTTTGAAAAACACCATAACTTCCAATATAAAGTTCAGAATTATACATTTTACCAATAGTATCAACTCTTATACTTCCAAAATCATTCATAACTGTTCCTATAGTTTCAATTTTATGTTTTGTAACATCTACAACCTCATGCCCACCTAAACCTAAGCTGGCCTCATGCTTAGAAAACTCTATTATCTTGCTATTAATAAGCGCTTGTAACTGCTGCTTTGCTGGATCTGCATCAAAAGTACCTCCCATAGAGCTCTTACTATACCCGGTGCCTCCACAGCTGGGACATTCTGTAGTTGCAGGAAACGCTAGACTCTGAGCATTACCAGGAGAAAAAATACCTATAGGACTAACAGTGTCATACAAAGCCACACCATCTCGTGCAGTATACCCACCACCACTCGCAAGCACGCTAGGCACTCCAACAGAACTGAAAGATACATTTCTCAATGTGTTATACTTTCTGTTTTGCCTACAAACTGGACACTCAATATAATTACCCGCAAAACCTTGTTCTAAGCTATTAAAGAGGGTTTTCTCAGCCACACGCTGAGTCTCAAAACGTTGTTTTATATCTGCAATTACTTGTGCAACATCTTTCCATCTCTGGGTTGATCCAGCGTCTAATGAACCTATTTTTCTATAAACATCACCCCTGACCGTAGTGTCTCTATCACCATCGGTATACAAATTATCTGTTCCTCTAATAGTTTCAAATTTATCTCCTAATATTAAATGTTGTTCGTTAGCAGACGATAGATATATAGACGTGGGATTTGTAAGGCTTATAAAGCTACCGCTATAATGTGTTATGTTTATAGATTCTCTATTGTCTGTATTAACTATCTCAATTGTACCACCTTTTTGATTAAAAATATATTTGTTTCTATATATTTCTACATTATGGTCGGGTGATTCCGTATTAGGGGTTTTATTTTCATAGGAACCTGGATAATCATTAAACTCGTACAAACCTTGCCAGTCCGAAGCCCCGTGACTAGTAGCAAAATAAACCGGGTACATAGGATTACCATCAACAAAGAATGTCCATAAATGTGAACCTACAGGGGGTATTGAAAAAGATCCCTTAGCTTTATTAGAATAAGAAGAAGGTCTGTAATTCTGACCATACAAGTTAGCTTTGTTAGTACCAGTAGTAGGGGGACTAACAAATGCATCTTTTAATGCACATTTATATTTCTCAAAAATATTAGCAGGTTTTTCACCGGTACCATCTGTATTTTGACTGAATTCTGTTGGTTTAAAATCTTTTACTGGGGTTGATGATGAATAATCATTGCTATCGCTTATGGTTCCTGACCTATTAAAACTATTATATCTTCCCGATGCAACTTCTCCTACAACCGGGGCTGCACATTCTGCCCAGGGTAATATATCTTTTAAATCTTCTACAATTTCGGTTAAATCGCTATTTATATTTTTACCTAGAAATTTAAATTTTTTATCTGTTAAGGTCTGATTCCAGTTATTATAAACAGTCGGTGATATACTAGGTATATAAACCTTGACCCGACCTTTTTTTTGTGGATCGTTATTAGCAACTACTATACCCAGGTAATTACCATAAAATTTACCGTCAGTAAATATATTCATGCTACTCCATAGTTAGGTGAGCTATTAGCTGCATATTTATAAGGCGATTTCGGAGGATATACCTTTACTGTAATATAATCTTTATTTTTATTGGCAAAGATTAACGCATCATTTTTGTTAAAGAAGAATACATCTATTACGGGAGCAGTTCCGCCGCTGGCCGTTCTTGCCTTAACAGCGCCTCCAGTATCCGTAGCATAACGGGTGCCAATATCAGGAAATACAACCCTGCTTAAATACGGAATAAATGCAGGGTCAACAGCTACGCTTATACCTTCTTCTAATCGTCTACCGGTTGAACTTCTTAATGCTGCTGAATCATAATCGGTTCCAGGACCGTACGCCCAGTATACGGTTCGTCTAACATATACGTCATAACCTTCTTCATTTGATCCGCTGAATTGAGGAGAGCTTATTTGTTGTAAATTGTTTTGAGATGATTTACTAAATGTAGGACTATTAACACTATTAGCAGTCATTTGATAAGAAGCATTATAAGTATTAGTCTGAGCATCAGAAACAGTTTTTAATATTTTATTTTCAAAAAAGGTTGAATCATTTAAATCTCTAATTGCCTTAGGCGATAACTTTGCGTTTTGTTGAAATGCGGATTCAACTGCATTATTAATAGTACCATATTGATATGACTTGGTATTGATGTTAAATAAATTTATTACTTGTGAAGATGTTATTTTTGAAAACTGTTGGGAAATGGTTGCTAGAGTATTAATGGTATTATCAAACCCTATTTGCGTTACCACACCTTGAGGATTTACAACGGTCTTGCCCGCTACAGAATTAAAAAGCGCTGTGGCATTACGATCAATAGAAGATTTTATACCTGCAATACCTTCACGCAAAGCATTATCTACCAATGTTGGGTTTGGTAAAAACTCTAAACCATCTGGTTTAACTTGTATTATATTTTGTGGTAGTAAGCTGGAAGATGCTTCGCTAAAGCCATCAAAACTTGGTATATTTAACATTGAATTTAATAAAGGAGCGCTGCTGGCAGCGGTTTTAGCCTGAAGGTTCGCTGCCAAATTTGTTAATTCGGAAATATTGTAATACACATATTATTTAAATTGATAATACTGTTTTTACATGTATTATTATGGTGTGAATACATTTTTAGTAAACGTAGATTTCATAAAAAGCGGAAATATTAGTTATTAAAAGAATCGGTCAACAAAGAGTTTAGAGTATGTTTTGGCCTATTTGATTTTAATGTTACATCTTTTATAATATTTTATGATAATGAAAGTATCTCACGAAATTCCCATCTCTCTACTTGAAGAGTCAAAAAATTTTAATGATTTTGATTACTGCCTGGTACATTTATTGTATCAAAATGCCGGTTCACCAGAACAGTTAGATTATTATACATATTATAAGTTTGCCAGATCTTTATATAATAGAGAGGTTTTACTAGATAATTCCATTTTTGAGCTTGGAAAGGCGTTTGATCCAGAAAAATTTTATGATTCGATAATTTCCTTACAGCCTAATATGTTTATTGTACCAGATGTATTAGAAGATTCACAAGCAACAATGGTAAGCTTTAAGGGTTTTAGGGAAAATATAAAATCTATTAAAAATGAATTTACTACTAGATCTATAGGAGCTGTTCAAGGTAAGACCTGGCAGGATTTAAAAACATGTTATAAGTTTCTAAGCTATGAGGCAGATATGATTGCTATTAGCTTTGATTTTAGTTACTACCATATTATTGGTGAGGGCAAAACACCATTGGAGCGCTTTTGCTCAGGGCGCCAGCGGTTTATTACAGATTTAATAAATAATGGTGTATGGGATTGGAACAAACCCCATCATTTGCTTGGGTGCTCGCTAGCAAAGGAGTTTAGATATTATATCGATAACAACATTCACAACATTGTTTCTTGTGATACTAGTAATCCAATTGTTGCTGCAATTCATGGATTAAAATATGATGCTGATTACGGGCTGCAAACCAAGCCATCAACTAAGCTAGCTGATTTAATAACACATCAATTCACTCAAGATCAACTCGAACTAGTAAAATACAATACTAGTATGTTTAAAAAAATCATTCGTAGATGAGACCCTGGATTGCTTTTTTTAGTCAAACTGGAACAGAGATTCACAATCTTTCTAATGCACTAGGCATATATCCAGATTGCATTGTAACCAACAAGCAAGATCATACCACAACAAATGAATGCTTAATCAAAACTACAGAGTTTAGACAACATAAACTTAATTTACCTAACCTGTGGTGCCAGCTACCCAAGACTCCTACAGTAAAAGAATACAACGATGTGTTAGGGCTTTTTAATAACCCAGTCATTACACTGCATGGTTATTTGAGAATCATTCCAAAAGAAATCTGTGAAAAGTATGAAATATACAATTTACATCCAGGTTTAATAGACAAATATCCTGAACTGAAAGGGTTTAATCCACAGGAAAAAGCATTTGCAGAGGGGTATAGACTTGCCGGGTGCGTTATTCATAGAGTAGTACCAGATGTGGACGAAGGTGAAATACTAATGAGTCAGGGCACATGCATAGAGGGGTTAGATTTACCAGGTGTATACGATAAATTGCATAGCGTGGCATTTGATTTGTGGAGAAGCTTTTTTGCTGCATATAAAATGTTAGAAGAATAAAATGGATATTTCTCTACACTACGAGAATGTGTTTCTCAAACCTAATCATAATTCTGTTAAATCGAGAGCAGAAATAGATACAGATATAAATTTTCTCGGCAAAGTTTTTAGATTGCCCATTATACCAGCTAATATGAAATGTTGTGTTGATCAAGATACATGTGAAATGTTAGATAAAAACAATTACTTCTATATAATGCACAGGTTTGATGAAGATATTTTAAATTTTGTTAGATATGCAAATGGACAGAATTTTAATACAGTTTCAATCAGTGTGGGTATACAACAAAAAGATAAAAATTTAATTGATGCATTGGCAAATAGCTTAATGCGAGTTGATTATATTACCATAGATGTGGCACATGGTCACCATACCAAAGTATCAGACCAAATTAAACATATTAAAAACACTATTCCAAATGTAAAGGTTATTGCTGGTAATGTTGCGACACTTAGAGGTGTAGAATATCTTCGTGATGCAGGCGCAGATGCAGTTAAGGTCGGTATAGGTGGTGGATATGCTTGTACAACTAAAGACAAGACTGGGTTTACGTATCCAATGTTTAGCTGTGTAATGGAATGTGCCGCAGACATACCAGTTATTGCGGATGGTGGGATCCGGTGCAATGGAGATATAGCAAAAGCGCTAGTGGCTGGAGCAAGCATGGTTATGTGCGGTTCAATATTTGCAGCTTGTTCTGATAGCCCTGCTCCAGTTGTTAAAGACTCTAATGGTAGGAGGTTTAAGCAATATTATGGTTCAGCGAGTATTCATAACAAACTTGATAAAAAGAATATAGAGGGTACAATGAAGCTTATGGAAACTGATTCTTTTACCTATAGAGAGAAATTATTAGAAATAGCTCAGGATTTGCAGAGTGCTATCAGCTACGCAGGTGGCTATAATCTCAAGTCGTTAAACTTATTTAACGTAAAATACGGGGTAAAATTATGAGCCCGGTTAATAGCGATGAAGTTGTAAAGGTTGTTGAAAGTACATATCCAGAAACCTGCGAGGAGTTTAAAAAGATTCAGCAAGAACAATATGAGGTGTTTTGCAAGAAGCAGTTTGATTACGGGCCACATAACATTTCATTAGGATCTGATTTACATAAAAAGGAAGATATTACTGCTTCTATCTCTGCTATTGTAGTACGACTAAATGATAAAATTCAAAGATTAATTAATTTAGTTTTGCGTAAAAAAACCTTTGAATCCGCAAACGAACCTATATTTGACGCATTTAGTGACACGTCTGTTTATTGTATTATTGCAGAAATTGTCAAGCGTAAGAAATGGTGTAAATAATGTCGGCAGTAAATATTTTTAAAAATAAGCATAATGAATTGCGCAAGCTAAAAAAAGAAAACAGAATACTTAAAGCTGAAATTATTTTCTTGAAGAAGTTGTTATATGGTATAAAATTAGGTAAAGAATGAACATTACTTTTACTGGTCCGCAGTGTTCAGGTAAGACTACATTGCTTAAGCAAATGAGGCAAACTAGAGGCATTATGGATCAATTTTTTTATATAGATGAAGTTACTAGACTAGTTAAAAGAGAGTTTAATGTAGGTATTAATGAAGAAGGTGCAAATGATGTAACACAATTGTTAATCATAAATAAGGAACTAGAAAATTTATTTAAATACAATTATGAGATGTGGCCTGGATATAGAGGAGCGGTGCATGATAGGTGTTTATTAGATGGTTTGGTCTTTACAGAATATTTTTACGAAAAGAAATTAGTTAGTCTGCAAATTTGGTCTCAGGCTTTGAGTTATTGGAATAGGTTTCATAGTAAATATGATATTATTTTTTATCCTGATCCGCATGAAATTAAATTAGAAGATGATGGTGAGAGAAGTAATAATGCTGAGTTTAGAAATGCTATTATAGAAAAATATGAAACGTACTATCTAAATCAATTTCAGTGGAAAGACAGAATAGTAAGATTAAAAGGTACAGTACAAGAGAGATTAGATAAAATTAAGAGTATTCTTGATTTTTATACAAAATAATATATAATATACTAATGAGTAATACAGTTTTAGATAATAGCAATATTTCCAAACATTTAGGTAGAATTACTGGCTACAAGTCAACATATGATCCTTCACTTCTAGTACGTGAGCCAAGAATTAATAACCGTAAACATTTGAACATTAATGATGATGATGCACCTTTTAGTGGCTTTGATATTTGGAATGCGTATGAGGTATCATGCCTTACGAACGAGGGCATGCCAATTGCTGCCATTGCTAAGATTGTATATCCTTGCAAAAACCATTATATTGTAGAGAGTAAATCAATTAAGCTATACATGAATTCCTTTAACATGCAAGTATTCAAGGGAAATATTATTCAGATTCTTAATGAGTTGCAAAGCACTATTGCGCGTGACCTATCCACATTGTTAGAAACCGATGTCAAGGTTTGTGTTCGTCTAGCTAAGGATGTTAGTGATGATGTTTTCTATCAACCAGTATTTTGCAATAAAGATTATCCTACTTTAGAAAATGGTATAGATGTTACGTATATTAAACCAATATCGTATACTGAAAATCCAGATATTCTTAGTGGTATAGAAGCATTAGAGCCTAAAGTTCAAAGATTCCATTCTGCTCTTCTTAAGTCAAACTGCAGAGTCACTTCCCAACCAGATTGGGGTGATGTTTATATTCACTATAAGGGGAAATACGAAATTAATCCTACCTCGTTGCTTCAGTATATTGTTTCTTTTAGAGACGAATGTCATTTTCATGAAGAGATTTGTGAGACCATTTATATGAGACTATTTAATAAGTTTAATCCAGAAGAGTTAGTTGTAAGTTGTCTATATGTTAGACGCGGTGGTATAGATATTAATCCGACGAGAGCGAGTAGATACGATCTACTAGACAAGGCTCTTATTGACGAGTTTAAGTACTTTACAAAAACCGCAAGACAGTAAGTTATTTTAACTTAAGCAGATAGTTCGTGTGGTTTATAACACCTAGAATTTCATCCCTTATATTCAATAAATCAGAATCAGTTTGTGGGTTTAGCTTATTGGTTATTTCTTGAAGATAACTTCTGTATGTGTCTAATATTGTTGTCAGATCAATTTCTTTTATATCAAATAGCTTTATATCCAGACTCCCATTACTAAAATCAGCATCATTTCTTCCGAGAGCCGTCTCAACAAAATTGTCAATTAAACCGTCCAAGGCTTTATATGCCTTACCAAACGCTTTATGAGCAGCATAACTTTTTGTCTGCCAATGAAGTACGCGAAACTGGTTCTGCATTTGAAGCAAATCTTGAATAGCTGCATGCATGTAAATATTTATATATTACTACACTATAATACCTAGATCCTATATTATATTCGTTAAATAACATGTGAGCTTACAGACAGTTACATTTAATGACAGAATTTCGTTCGCGTTACTTGTAGATAGTAAAAAAGAAAATGTTATCTATTGCAAATCAGTTACCGAACATTTTTTTAACGTAGGGCTTTTTAGCACAGATAATAGTGATTTACTTTTAGAGTATTATGAAGAAAATGGTGAAAAATTTACTAAAGTAAATGTACAGTTAGGAGATACTCTTTATAAAGAAGTGGAATTTAAAATCGTTGTTTCTGATAGCAATATTAGTTCTACATTTAATCCATCTTATACTAAACCTATAAAAAATAAAATATTACCTAAAATTGTAGAGGAAAAATTACCAGTAGAGGTTTTAGAGAGAGAGATAATTGAAGAGCCAGCTCCTCTGCCACCAATAGAATATCCCAAGGTATACAGACCACTTAAAGTAGGTGAACTATATGATGTAGCGATAAACAGCTCTGTTCCCATGACATTAATGGAGAGCGATGAAGTAGAAAATATCTTTTTTTGTAGCTCATTCGAAGATAAACTTTTTAATGTAGGTATTTTTAAAACCGCTGATGCAGAACTTATAAGCGAGTATTCAGTTGAGCAAAACGACAAATATATCTATGTTGATCTACTATTTGAAAATGGTGATCTATATCACAAGATACAATTTAAAATTATTGTAGTTGAAAATGAAGATACTCCTATATCAATGTTTAATTTAAAAACCTTAGATAATGAAACAAAAACATATGTAAAATTTACAGGTACCCCATACATTCCGGCAGACATTACAGAAGAGGAAAAGACTGTAGATTCAATAATAACAGAAGATACAGAATTAATAGAAAAAAAACAACAATACGCTAAGGCAATACAAAAGGCGCGGTTATTAGAAACACAATTAAAAGAGCAACAAAAAATATTATACCAAAAACAAGAAGAACTTCAAAAGCAGTCAGTTGTTATAGAAGCTGCAACCGAAGTAGAAAAATTAATATGGGAAAATATACAGTTAAAGCTAGAAACATTCAAAAGAGACTTTTCTACAGAGTTCAAAAAGAATTCTAAAAAGAGTTTAGATGAATACATAGTAGAGAAGCTTAAGCAAGATTTTGAAAAGACTACCGAAATAGATGAAAAAATTGCTCAATTAGTCGAGCAAGCAGAAAATACTAATAAAATCAGAGATGGTATAAAAAAATATGTAGATAAAGCAGTTGAAGTGGCGTTAAGAGAGGCAAAAAAATTTGCAGCAAGCATAGGTGGTGGTGGCGGGTCAGTAGCTGTTCAATATGCTAACGGCGGCACAATGAACGGTGATTTAACAGTCAACGGAGAGTTACAAGTAAACGGGTCATTTAATATATGTGGAGATTTATTACCTTGCACCACAGATATATATAGTTTAGGTTCTCCAACAAAACGATGGAAAGATTTATATGTGAGCGACAGCTCTATTTATCTAGGTAATGTTACACTGTCAGCTGTTGGTAATACGCTTATTATACCAGAAGATACTCTTTTTATAGGCAATGCTGTACAAGACGGTGATTTGAATGTCACAACAAGCATTTTATCTGCAGGGGTAGATCTACTAGATGTGTTTGGCTCTAACACCTATATTCAATATCTTTCTTGGGCACCATTAACATATGATTTATCTATAACTGGTGGCAATACTGTTTCACTTTTATCTATTAAAAATGATTATCAAGCCTATACACAAAATTATACAAAAACTAATTTTCTTCCTTTAACTGGGGGAGTCATTACCGGTAATCTATCAGTAAACAACAATTTGACAGTATTCGGCAATTTGACCGCGTTAGGAGATGCTTATTTTGTTAATACGGTATTTTCCACTACAAGTGCTCTTTCAGTTATTAATATTGGTCAAGGCCCTGCACTGTACGTATACCAAGCAGCGGGACCCCACCCTGTAGCATCATTTGTAGACGGGGATGGTATTGAGGTATTACATGTTGGAAATGCACAACCTGGCAGTGGCGGTAAAATTGGTATTAATACAAGTAATCCAATAACAGAACTAACAGTAAGTGGGTCTATAAGTGCAAACGGCTCGATAACAGTTGCCAATGGAAATAGCAATAATTGGAATTCTGTATACACTTCGGTAGAAAATAATTCCAGCAACTGGAATAGTGTATACACCTCATCTTCTCAAAATAGTGGAAGCTGGAATAGCGTTTATACTTCATGGAATACAACGAGCAGCATTTATGTAACAACTCACTTCCTTTCAACAAATAATGTACTTTTAAGTGCGGTTACAGTAACGGATGATATTAATGTAGGTGGTACAGGTTATTTTAGCCATATAGCTGCCGCAACGAAATCATTTTATATTATACATCCCGAAGATACAAACAAACACCTACAATACGGCTCACTTGAGTCACCTTATCACGGTGTTCGCCTTACAGGAAAGGCGGCCATAGGTATAGAATGTTGTATTGAACTTCCACCCTATATTAAAAGTTTAGTAAAATTAGAAGGAGTAAACGTACAAATTACCAACATTAATCATACCCAGCAGCTATATGTGAAGAATATAGATATCGACAAAAACTGCGTGGTTATAGGCAGAAAACACAACATTTTGAATAAAAACAAGTTATACGAATTCTTTTGGTCATTTACCGCTATTAGAAAAGATATTCCTGACCTAAAAACGGAAGTATAATCATAAATAAATAGTGAGTCAGAACATACTTATAACTCCTGGCAAGGGATCTATATTTTTTGATAAAAGTGTTGCTGGTGCCTCGACAAAAACTAATACTGGGTCTGCAATAGAAATCTTATACGATAGTAATGGGGGATTAGGATTTCATACTCCGATTTATCCAACTGCAACCGTTTTCGTTAGTGCAGGAAATGTTATAGCTACAAACTCTTTAAGTGCAAAAATAATTTATTCTAATTATCCAGGTCTTGCACCAGATTATCCCGGTCAAAATAGTAATTACTGGGGGTCAGTTTACACAACAACTAATGCAGAATCTGCTTCCTGGGGTTCTGGTGGAAGTGCAAGCACGGTATTAGCAGCTAACAGTGCTAATTGGGATAGTACTTATTCCTCGGTAAAAACTAACTCAGCTAATTGGGATTCAACATATACATCTTCCAAGAATAATAGTGCCAATTGGGATTCAACCTACACCTCGGCTTCACAAAATAGCGCTAATTGGGACTCTACATATACTTCAGTAACCAACAACTCAGCTAACTGGGATAGTGTTTATACATCTTCCAAGAATAATAGTGCCAATTGGGATAGTGTATACACATCTTCCAAGAATAATAGTGCCAATTGGGACTCTGTTTACACATCTTCTAAGAATAATAGTGCCAATTGGGATAGTGTATACACATCTTCCAAGAATAATAGTGCCAATTGGGATTCAACCTACACCTCGGCTTCACAAAATAGCGCTAATTGGGACTCTACATATACTTCAGTAACCAACAACTCAGCTGATTGGGATTCAACCTACACCTCATCTTCACAAAATAGCGCCAATTGGGATTCAACATATACATCTTCTAAGAATAATAGTGCCAATTGGGATAGTGTCTATACATCTTCTAAGAATAATAGCGCTAACTGGGATAGTGTCTATACATCTTCCAAGAATAATAGTGCCAATTGGGATAGTGTATACACATCTTCCAAGAATAATAGTGCCAATTGGGATAGTGTATACACATCTTCCAAGAATAATAGTGCCAATTGGGACTCTACATATACTTCAGTAACCAACAACTCAGCTAACTGGGATAGTGTCTATACATCTTCCAAAAATAACTCAGCTAATTGGGATAGTGTTTATACATCTTCCAAGAATAATAGTGCTAATTGGGATTCAACATATACATCTTCCAAAAATAACTCAGCTAACTGGAATAGTGTATATACATCTTCCAAAAATAACTCAGCTAATTGGGACTCTGTTTATACATCTTCCATTAATAACTCAGCTAATTGGGACTCTGTTTATACATCTTCCATTAATAACTCAGCTAATTGGGATTCAACATATACATCTTCCAAGAATAATAGTGCCAATTGGGACTCTGTTTACACATCTTCTAAGAATAATAGTGCCAATTGGGACTCTGTTTACACATCCTCCAAGAATAATAGTGCCAGTTGGGATAGTGTATATACAAGCTCTTCACAGACAAGCAGTAGCTGGAATTCAGTATATACTCAAATGCAATATAGTAGCGCGGCATGGTTAGATGAGTTTGAGGCTAATACCTTATATTTTAAAGTTTCCGGTGGTACTATTTACGGTGATGTTAATATTCAACACGATTTAGTGGTTGGTAATAATTTATTTGTAACAGGAAGTGCCACCTTTGCAAGCACTATTTTTACGTCTACAAGCGCTTTGTCCGTTATTAATACTGGTCAAGGGCCTGCACTATTTGTTAAGCAGGGTCCAGGCCCGGGCGATATAGCCTCTTTTTATGATGCAGATGGTATAGAAGCTCTTCATATTGGAGATGCAAAATATACGCTAGGTCAAGATCCTGATGGTGTTATCGGTATTAAAACCTCATTCCCTAACAAAACATTATCTGTTGTAGGAGAAATTAGTGCAACCGGTAGTATCTACACTACTGGTAAATTCTTATCATCAGTGCCCCCGGGCGGTGTTAATGGTTCAAGCACTGATTTATGGGATTTATTCTTCGATAAAATAACAGGTAATGATATATATACAAATGTTTATATAAACTCTGCTTCCTGGGGTTCTGGTGGAAGTGCAAGCACGGTATTAGCAACTAATAGTGCTAATTGGGATAGTACTTATTCCTCAGTAAAAACTAACTCAGCTAATTGGGATAGTACATACACTTCAGTAAAAAATAATTCAGCTAATTGGGATAGTGTATATACATCTTCTAAGAATAACAGCGCCAATTGGGATTCAACATATACCTCTACCAAAAATAATAGCGCTAACTGGGATAGTGTTTATACATCTTCTAAAAATAATAGTGCCAATTGGGACTCTACATATACTTCAGTAACCAACAACTCAGCTAACTGGGATAGTGTATATACATCTTCTAAGAATAATAGTGCCAATTGGGACTCTGTTTATACATCTTCCAAGAATAATAGTGCCAATTGGGACTCTGTTTATACATCTTCCAAGAATAACTCAGCTAACTGGAATAGTGTATATACATCTTCCAAAAATAACTCAGCTAATTGGGACTCTGTTTATACATCTTCCAAAAATAACTCAGCTAATTGGGATTCCACTTATACTAGTTCTTCTCAAAATAGTGCTAATTGGGATTCCACTTATACTAGTTCTTCTCAAAATAGTGCTAATTGGGATTCCACTTATACTAGTTCTTCTCAAAATAGTGCTAATTGGGATTCTACTTATACTAGTTCTTCTCAAAATAGTGCTAATTGGGACTCTGTTTATACATCTTCCAAAAATAACTCAGCTAATTGGGATTCCACTTATACTAGTTCTTCTCAAAATAGTGCTAATTGGGATTCAGTATACACATCTTCCAAAAATAACTCAGCTAATTGGGATTCCACTTATACTAGTTCTTCTCAAAATAGTGCTAATTGGGATAGCGTATATAGTTCTAGCAAAACAAATAGTGCCAACTGGAATTCAGTATATACTAGTTCTTCACAAAATAGCGCCAACTGGAATAGTACGTATACTTCAGTAACCAATAATTCAGCTAATTGGGATAGTACGTATACTTCAGTAACCAACAACTCAGCTGATTGGGATAGTGTTTATACATCGTCTTCACAAAATAGCGCCAACTGGGATAGTGTATACACTTCAATGTACCAAAATAGCTCAGGTTGGCTAGATCAAGACGAGGCTAGTGCAATATTCTTAAAGGTATCAGGTGGTATTATTGCAATTGATCCTGCAGACCCGAACAATGGCGACGGCGGTACACTGACTGTCAATAAAGGATTGAGCGCTGCTGTTAGCAGTGGTAACTTTGTAGTTAAACCTAACTTTAATTTAGGTAATAACTCTTTAATATTTGCTGACGGTGCTAACGAGAGGGTTGGTATTCGTACAAATACACCATCTTATACCCTGCATGTTAATGGTGATATAAGTGGTACAACTGGCTATTATAATCATATTGCAGCCGAAACCAAGTCATTCTATATTAAGCATCCATCTAAACCTGGTATGCATTTGCAATATGGGTCTCTAGAGTCACCCTATCATGGAATTCGTTTGACTGGAAGCGGTATTATAGAAAACGATAGCGTAGTGATTGAATTACCCAATTATGTACCTCATTTAGTTAGAACAGATGATTTTAATGTACAGCTAACAGGTTATAAACATAGTAAAAAACTATGGGTTGATAGTATAAATGTATCTCAAGATCCATATGCAAGTAATTTTGTAGTAAAAAAACACTTTACTTTATTTAAAAAACCATACAAGTTTTTCTGGTCATTTAGTGCTATAAGAAAAGATATTCCTCCGTTGCAAGTGGAGGTATAAATGGCTATTAATATAAATTCGACTGTATTAAGCAACGGTCTAATTGGGTATTATGATGTTCTTAATATAAAAAGTATAGGGCCAAATTTTAATAACAATTTAAGATGGAAAGATTTGCTTTCTTTATCAGATAATAGTACAGATTTGGTTGGTTCAGTAAGTTTTGGTGCTACTGCTCCTCAGTTAAGTTTTACACGGGGCGATAATACAATTATAAAAAGTATCGAAACTACATCAACATCAAGTCTTGCTAGCTATTTAAAAACATCTTATACAACCAATAAGACTATACGTACAATTTCTTTTTGGATTAAAAAAAATAATACTGCAGGCACAGAAGGGTCAAATCCATACTTTTTTGACTCAAATTCAAATATTGCTGACACATATATTAATAGCAACGGTTATGGACCAGGTTTAGATGGTACTGATAGTTATTATAATGGCATTTGGATAGGAAATAATGACTTTTTTGCCCAGGAATTATTATTTTCCGGGCCTTTAGTTAATACATGGAAAAACGTAACACTAGTATTTCCTATACCGTTGACAATAAGCTACTGGACATTATTTGCTAATGTGAACGGAACTAATACAACAGGTATGAGCTATAATGTAGCTCAAGTTTTAGCGTTTAATACAGCTTTATCCATAGACGATATTGCGACCAATTATTTTGCATTTAAGGGAAGATACGGTATATAATTTAAATATATTATAATTAAATGAATACATTAATTACACCAGGGTCTGGAAATATATCATTTAGTAGGCTAGTCTCTAAAGGTAGTGATTATTTACCGCCTCTTTCTAGTTCTGCTCGAATATCTTATACTAAAGATGGTGGGTTAACTATCGTTAGTACTGCTTCAAGTTCAGAACGCTTTAATGTAGAAGGTAATTACGGCAATCTTTTAACTATTAATGATATTGTTTCAGGTACACTTTTTTCTGTTAATGATATTTCAGGATTTACGCTATTAACAGTTTCAGATACCGGGTCTCTTAGTACTAATAGTGTAATATTTGCATCTGGCGGTTATAGTGATCAATGGAATGTTGCCTATACCAACTTAGTAACAAATAGCGCTAATTATCTTTCCGGGGCAAGTTTAAACTTTGTAAATACCAATTTTGTTCATATTTCTGGTGATACAATGACTGGCCCTCTCAGTACACCAGTACTAAGCGCAATAGACATTTATGTAGACGGAAAATATCTTATTACCTCTCGCGGTGGATCAAATCTATTCATGGGTAATAGCGGTATTGATGCATTTAAAACAAGCGGGGTAAGCAATATAGCTATTGGGTTAAGTGCTGGTCATAATATTACTACTGGTAATAACAATTTTTTTGGTGGAAGTTGCGCCGGTAGAATTAACACCACAGGCAGTAGCAACAATTTCTTGGGATACAATGCTGGCTTTTTCAACACCGCAGGCGGTTTCAACAATTTCTTGGGCTTCCAGG